CTGGAAAGCTGTTTTGGCATCCTCACCAACAATATCTTCAGACTAGGGGCGGGAGCTAGGATGAGAGGTGAAATGGTTGTTTCAAAGCAATAGAGCATTAAGGCAAAGAATTTCAGAATTGGAAGCCGAATTGGAGGTTGAGCGAAGCAAAACCAGAGAAAGCGCATTAATAAGCAAAGTATCCCTTCCCAAATGCAAAGGATTATACTGCTTCCAATGCGCTTATGCGGTATTAAAGCCGGCTGGTTACTACGGAGATATTTACACTCTTCTTGGCTGTGGTAAAGGCGCTGAATGCAAGGACTTTACCCCGGTGTATAGCCAAACCAAGATAGAATCGTGCCCCAATTATCAGATATCGATGCAATCAGGCTTAATGCCGCGATAAATGTTGTAATTGCATAAGGAACCCAAAAGTTCCTGAATTCACGTCTTCTTTGCTCTACATAAGCTTCTCCAGTCAGAGAAATCGAGTATCCAAGTTGTTTATTTTCTTTTATCCCATTTATTTCAATAAGTTCGTCGCCTACCCAATACTCTATAAAGCGATTCTTGCAAAGCTCTGAAATATATTTGCTTGGGCTTTTTGATTCGTTTAGAGATGTGATTTCTTGGATGTCCTTGAACGTACAGCGTTTTTTCTTGTACAGCAACTTTAGAACTTTGTAAGTCTTTTTATCTACCACAATGTTTACCTCCCTTCGCCACATTCTACCATAGCAAGGAAGGAACCACAACAAAAAGCGCCCCGGCCAGTGCACCACCACCGACCAGGGCATGACACCACGTAACGCAGCTACGAGGTATCGGAGACAGTATATCACATCCTCCGGCCTCTGGCAAGATTGGAGGATTTTTTATGACCAAAGATGGACAGCTCAACGAGAGCAGCACGAAGCGGGAGATTGAGAACCGCTTCACCAATGCACGCCGCGTCATGGACGACCTATGCCGGGCTTACTATGGGATGACCTGGGACGAGCATGAGCGGCTCCACGGGGAGAAGGGAGGCGAAAACGATGAGGCCAAGAACCAGAGCGCGGCCGCCGATCCCAACGGACGCTGAGATACTAGCGTATGACAATGTTCCAGTGGACGTTGCGGCCCGGTATTTAGACTGGCCGGAACAGACGGTAAGGCTGGCGCTCAGAGAGGGCCGGGCAACCTTCGGGATTGCGGTCAAGGACAAGGCGCTTACATACAAGATCAGCCCCGGCGGGCTGGTTAAGTACAAGCGAGAGGGCGTACCGTGCTTTGACTACGAAACCATCGTACACATGATACGGACTGCGGTGGCGAGCACCATTCAAAGCGAAATGAGCGATTTCAAGACAGAGCTTTTCAACTAATGAAAGAGAGTGAAAATTATGGGAGCACAAACCGAGCGCGACAGGCGCGCAAAAGCATACAGCTACCGGGCCTACCGCCGCCGGGTACAGCAGGCGCAGGCGATGGCCCAGCGGGTACAACTGGCGGTGGTTGCCGGAGCGGCGCTGGTGCTGGCTATTCTGGTGGCGGTCAGCCTATGAAGAAACAACTGATCGTGACCATTGCATATCTCTTTCTGCTGCTGGCGCTGGTTGCACTAGTTGAAATCATCTGGAACCAGGAGCCGGAGCAGCCAGCCATTGAGACCCCGGCGGCAACCACCACCCCGTCCCCCACGCCCACCGGCCCGCTCACCATCCAGATCACCGGACTGGAGGGCGCGGAGAGCATCGACGATGTGTGGGCGGTCATTGAAATCCCACATTGAGGAGGGAGCAAAATGGACTTAAAAAAGATTTTGGACGAGCATCTCCTTTGGCTGAATGGAGAGGGCGGCAGCCGTGCCGACCTGCGCGATGCCGACCTGAGCGATGCCGACCTGCGCGATGCCGACCTGCGCGATGCCGACCTGAGCGATGCCGACCTGCGCGGTGCCGACCTGAGCGATGCCGACCTGCGCGGTGCCAACCTGCGCTGTGCCAACCTGAGCAATGCCGACCTGAGCAATGCCGACCTGAGCGATGCCGACCTGTTCGATGCCAACCTGCGCTGTGCCAACCTGAGCAATGCCGACCTGAGCAATGCCGACCTGAGCGATGCCGACCTGTTCGATGCCAACCTGCGCTGTGCCAACCTGAGCAATGCCGACCTGTTCGATGCCGACCTGCGCGATGCCGACCTGCGCGGTGCCAACCTGCGCTGTGCCAACCTGAGCAATGCCGACCTGAGCGATGCCGACCTGCGCGATGCCGACCTGCGCGGTGCCAACCTGCGCTGTGCCAACCTGCGCGATGCCAACCTGCGCGGTGCCAACCTGAGCAATGCCGACCTGCGCGATGCCGACCTGCGCGATGCCTACCTGCGCGATGCCAACCTGCGCGATGCCGACCTGCGCGATGCCGACCTGCACGGTGCCAACCTGCGCTGTGCCAACCTGAGCAATGCCGACCTGCGCGATGCCGACCTGAGCGATGCCGACCTGTGCGAGGCATCTATAGATCAAATGATGTGGAATATTTATACGGTGTTCTATCCGTTGCAATGTCCGGAATCCGGCTCTTATATCGGCTATAAAAAGGCAAGTGGCCTTGTTGTGGAGTTGGAAATCCCCGCAGATGCACGCCGGTCCTCCGCTACTAGCCGAAAATGCCGCGCCAGTAAGGCCAAGGTATTGAGTATCACAGATATCAACGGAAATCCTGCTGGCGGCCAGGTAAAGAGCGATTATGATCCGAACTTTGTTTATGCCATAGGCGAAACCGTTGAGGTGACTGATTTCGACGATAACCGATGGAACGAGTGCTCCACTGGCATTCATCACTTTATTACACGGGCGGAAGCCGTTATTTACGAATAAAAGCGCCGCTCTCCGGTGTGCGAGACCGGAGGGCGGCAAAAAGGAGAATAGAATGAAACCTATCATCATTAAAACATATCCAGTAACGGAAAGCAAGTGTGAATTGGTTCGGCTTCAGAAGGATGCAAATAGAATTATCACACAGCTTCAACGTGAACGCAACCTTCGGAAATCTTACATTGTATCAGAGATTATCCGGCAAGCTGCTCCGTATGTAGAATTTCCTACAGAGGAGCCTTCTTATGAGGATTAAGCCACCGCTTCGTGATACTCAATTAGAATCTCCCGCCGGGTGGTGTATCAGATGCAGGAATGAGCTTGGTTCATATGATACTAACGGAATCTGTAAAACATGCAAGGAGGAAGAAGAAAATGATTGTAAAGCCGGAGAACATGGATTTTTCCAACAAGAATATCATCATGATTATCAGTGGCCTTCCAGGGGTGGGGAAAACGACACTGGCCCTGTCCGCCCCGGACGTGATACTTATTGACGCTGACGAGGGCATGAGCCGTGTCAATCCAGAGCACCGGAAGGACAGCTCTATGATCAAAACTTATGAGGAACTTCTGGCTGACATCAAATCCTTTGAGGGACGCTACAAGACGGTTGTCATTGATACCTGTGGGGCACTGATTGACTTGATGAAGGACTGGGCCATGAGGAATGAGCCTGCCGCCAGCAAGAAGTCTGGAGGCTTCTCCCAGCAGGGATACGGCTTTGTCAAGACCGAATTTCTTCGCTTGTCCGCTGAGCTAAGGAAGAAGTTCAATGTGGTATTCCTCTTCCATGCAGCCAAAGACCGGCAGGGAGACGACGTATTCTATGACATCGTGTGTGAGGGTTCCGCCAAGACGCTTGTCTGGCAGCCCGCCGACCTAGGGGCCTATCTCCATATCGTCAACGGGGAGCGCTATCTGGGCTTTACCCCCACTATGAACTACAACGCCAAAGCTGCCTATGGCATCAAGGGGCTCATGAAGGTTCCGGAACTGAAGGACGGGGAACCTAATGACTTCCTGGCCCGTTTGTTCGCCCAGGTCAAAGAGAACATAGCGACAGAACACGCCTCGCTCCAGCCTCAGCAGGAGCAGTATGATGAGACGATGGCAGCAGGGCGGCTGGCCCTGGATTCCATTCAGAAGCCGGAGGACATACAGCCCGCCATGTCTGCTATCAAGGTCCTGAAGCACGCCCTGACCAGTGAACGGGAACTGAAAGCTGCTCTTTCCGAGCGGCTGAAGGAGCTTGGGATTATCTACAACAAGGAGACAAAAGCCTATGAGTGGGCCGAGCAGAAATAAGTTCCTGCTGACGCAGAGTCTCTTATCCTCCTGGCAGTACGCATTAAAGGGCAGCTCGTTTGACGAATTTCTCTCCACGCTCCGCCGGGAAAAGAAGCCGCAATCAAAGGCCATGCTGGACGGTATCCGGTTTGAGAACGTGGTTCACGCTGTCAGCGAAGGGGCGGAAATTACCCCGGAGCAGGAGTGGTACAGGCCGGTCAAGGAGATCTGCGAAATCATCGCACATGGGCAGTATCAGGTCAAGGCATCGAGACCTCTGGTGGTGGACGGCGTAGAGTTCATCTGTTACGGCATTCTGGATTTCTTAAAAGCTGGAATCATATATGATACCAAGTTCAGTAAGACATACCACGTGGGGAAATACCTGGATAGCCCTCAGCACCCCATGTACTTCTACCTATGTCCGGAGGTTCAGAAATTCGAATATATCATCAGCGACGGGAGCTATGTATACCGGGAGTCATATCTGCCAGATGATACAGACCCAATTGAAAAAACTGTCCGCCAGTTCATGATCTGGATGGATCGGGCCGGACTGGTGGATCTGTACTGTGAGAACTGGAGGAGCAAATATGCTTGACAGAATCCGGCACTTTTTCAGGAGCCGCAAGACCTGCAAGGGGTTTTGCTTCACCTGCAAACACTACAAATTATGCGAGGAGGAAATGAAACATGGGAAACTGGGATGATTATAAAAGAGAAGAGCGTAAGCGGCTGAAGCCTGGTAACTACCGGGTGGAGATCGTTAGCGTAGAAGATACGGAGAGTAAAAAGGGGAATCCCATGCTGGTCATCGTCATCCGGCCAAACGGAAGCAATATCCCCATCAAGCACTACATCGTCAAGAACGAATGGTTTAATCAGAACATGACCGAGTTCTTTGATTCCTTCAACATTGATGACGGAGATTTTACCCTTCCGACTTGGGTTGGCGCTGTTGGCGCAGCCAAACTGAAAGAGGATGACCAGGGATACCTCAAAGTTCAATATTTTCTTGACCAGGATAGAGCGGCGAAACTTCCCCCCTGGGAAGGCCCCATGCCGGAGCGTCAGGAGCTGGTGCAACTCAAAGAAGTTGACGATGACGAGGATCTTCCGTGGAACTGAGGTGGTCGGATGCTGACCCACTACACCGATGCGGAGATCAAAAAGAAGCTGAAAGAACTGGTGGTCATAGCTGACAGCCGGGAGCAGGTTCATCAGCACATCATTTCCTGGCTGGACAAGCATAACATTCAGCACAAGAGCCGGGCCCTGGAGACTGGAGATTACTCCGTCATGCTGGGTGACGCCACTTTCGAGGACGAGATTGTAGTAGAGCGCAAGGCCAACCTGGACGAGATTGCCGGAAACTTCACCAATGGCCGGGAGCGATTTGAGCGGGAGATGATACGGGCAAAGGCCGGTGGCATCAAGGTCTTTCTGATTGTGGAAAACGCCTCCTGGACAGACATCTTTCTGCATAATTATCGGTCAGAGCTTAAGCCTCAGAGCTTTGCCGCAACGCTCCTATCCTGGCAGGCTCGGTTTAACCTGACAGTTATCTTCTGTAAGCCATCAGAGACGGCCCAAATCATTTACAGCACCCTCTATTACTGGGTGAGAGACCGCCTGAAGCGGGGGTAATCATATGGATATAGCTCCTGAAATCAAGCGGCTATTGCCTGCTCGGCAAATGGCGGAGACCTATGGATTCCAGGTAGGACGTTCAGGATTCATGAAATGCCCGTTCCACACTGGAGATCACACAGCCAGTTTAAAACTATATGATGGTGAAGGCGGCTTCCATTGCTTTGGGTGTGGGGCCCACGGATCTGTCATTGATTTTGTTATGCGCTTGTTTGATCTGAACTTTCGACAGGCCGTGCTCAGAATCAATGCCGATTTCCACCTGGGCCTCACATCCGGCAAACCAGACAGGATGGAACGGTCAAAGGTGCTAGAAGCCAGGCGTGAAGAGCAGCGGCGGAAAGACCGGGCTGAAACAAACTTCTATTTTATGCTTTCTGAACAGAGGTACTGGAAGGAGGCAATGGACGTGTTTGCACCCGTCGTTCAGGGCGAGAGATCCTACTATCACCCGCTATATGTCGAGGCCGTCAGGCGCCTCCCTTATATTGAATACTGGCTTGACGACTTTATAGAGAAGGGAGGCAAAAAGCATTGGAAGAATTGCCCGTATACACAAGGGACGACTACTTGACGACCACGAAACCGTTTGAATATTTATACGCTCACAAAGAAAACAAATTCGAGATGCGGCAGCTTATGGGGCGTATGTCCATCCAAGCGCAGGCGGTCGGAGTCAGAAACTTGGCAACGCTGTTCAAAGATTACATAGAGACAGTCAGCGGGACAGTGACGCCGGGCTTTAACCGAACGGATTTTACCGGACAGGAAATGGAACTGGACTGTGGGGGCTGGACGGCTACTGACACAGGTATTTACGGCACCGACAAGATGGGCTTTGAGGTCGTGGCCTGCTACCACCCCATCATGCCGGTTCAGCGGTTGGTAAACGTAGATACGCGGGAGCACAAGGTTATGCTTGCATACCGGCTTAGCCGCCGGTGGGACATTGTGATTGTGGATCGCAACGTAATTTCCGACAGCCGCTCTATCATCGGACTCTCCAAGTATGGAATCATGGTCAACAGTGAGACCGGCAAGGCCCTTGTACGATATCTGGCTGATGTGGAGCAGCTCAATTATGACCTGATCCCGGAGGTATCCAGCGTGGGGCGGCTGGGCTGGATTGAGGAATATGGCTTCTCGCCATATGAGGAAGAACTGGTCTTTGATGGAGAGGAAACCTACCGCACTCGTTTTGAGAGCATCCAGGAGCATGGGAGCCGGGAGGCCTGGCTGGACTGCGCGAGAGCTGTCCGGTCAGGCAAAACTCCCGGTAACGTGATCGCCCGTATCGTTCTAGCCGCTTCCTTCGCCTCTGTTCTGGTGGGACCGTGCCGTTGCCTACCATTTTTTGTACACCTGTGGGGCGGATCGGAAACCGGAAAGAGCCTGAGCCTGGTTCTGGCCGCCAGCGTGTGGGCCAATCCGGAGATCGGCGTTTACATCCAGACCTTCAACGCCACGGAGGTGGGGAAGGAACTGGGAGCGGCGTTCTGCAATTCCCTGCCCCTCATCATTGACGAGCTCCAACTGGTCAAGGACAACCGGAAGGACTTCGACCGGATGATCTATCAGTTATCAGAAGGTGTGGGACGGGCCCGTGGCCGGAAGCAGGGAGGCCTCCAAAAGACACCTACCTGGAGGAACTGCGTCATCACCACAGGCGAATTTCCCATCATTTCCGCCAATAGTGGAGAGGGAGCAGTCAACCGGACAATTGAGGTGGACTGCCACGATACCAAACTCTTTGATGAGCCGAAAAAGACCGCCACCAGTCTGTACGCCAACTACGGTTTCGCTGGGCGGGAGTTTGTAGATCACCTGATGGCGGATGGCGTGATAGAGCGCGTCCAGAAGCTCCAGGAGGACTTACAAAAGGCCATTAAGACCGGTGACACTATGGACAAGCAGACGGCATCTGCGGCCCTTATACTGGCCGCTGACAGGCTATCAGAGGAGTGGATCTTCCAAGATGGCGTTCTCCTTCAGCCAGACGATATCCGGCCATATCTGGTATCAAAAGAGACCGTCAACCAAAACGCCCGCGCCCTGCAATACCTATATGACTTCATTAACATCAACCAATCCAGATTCTCGCCGGGTGCGGACGCCCACCAGGGCGAAGTGTGGGGCGATCTGGACGATGATTACGCTTATATCATTCGCTCCAAATTCGACCAGATCCTTCAAGACGAGGGTTACAATGCCTCTGCTTTTCTCGGATGGGCGAAAAACAACAACCTAATTCTTCCGGGTAAAGATGGGAAAATGACCCGAACAAAACGGATTAACGGGCGAGTTTCACGTTGTATTTGGCTCAAAATGGACAATTATTTGAATGATTTTGAGGAAAACGTAGAGGAACTATTGCCGTAATTGGGAATTCGAAGTTGTAACACCGTAACACCTTGTAACACCCTTTTTGATATGTTTCTATAAAATAAAAAAATTGCGTGCGCACTTTTTTTAAAAATTCAAAGTTAAAAAATAGGTGTTACAGGTGTTACAGTTCTTTCAATCCGTTGCGGCGCAATGTTTATAGCGTAACACCAGACGTGTTACAAAACGGTTACTTAGTGTTACAAAGGAGAGACTATGATATTTCCATTTGAAAGAGAAGCTGAGCAAGGGGCCCCCATGCCGGACGGTTTATCTCTTCCAGATCAGCTTGCGTTCCGTTTTTTGTCCAGCATGTATGCAAGTATTAGAGCGGGATCTATAACCAGAGAACGGGCGATTTCTGATAAGGGGAAAATGACGTATCAATATAATATAGCAAATGAATCCATGAAACAATGGAAGGAACTAGGGCAGCACTGGTCAAACATTATTAAGTATGTTGAGTTCGCACAAAGTCAATATAGAAAGAATCGTACTTTGGAAAATGCGGATGTACTAAGCAAGGCGTTAGATGGGGTGCTGATATGATCACCAGAGACCCCTACGGCATCAGCGGAGCGGTGGGAAGCAGTCAAGGAGGTGCCGAACGATGGACGATAAGACGCGCGCCCTGCTGGGAGACAAAGAGGCGGTGGAGCAATGAAAGTGCTGGTTGCCTGTGAGGAGTCGCAGGAAGTCTGCAAGGCGTTCCGGGCGTTGGGGCATGATGCGTACAGCTGCGACATTGAGCCGTGCAGCGGGGGGCATCCGGAGTGGCATCTGAGATGTGACGCGCTGGAGTTACTGAAAATACAGTGGGATATGATTCTGGCGTTTCCGCCCTGTACATACTTGTCAAACGCTGGTGCTAAGCACCTGTTTCGCGGCGGCATCCTCAATCAGGAGCGATACCAGAAAGGTTTGGAGGCAAAGGAGTTTTTTCTGAAATTTCTGGACGCGGACTGCCCGAAAATCTGTGTTGAAAATCCAGTATCAAGCAGAATTTATGAAATGCCGCCGCACAGCCAGGAGGTGCAGCCCTGGATGTTCGGGCATCCCGCCCAGAAGAAAACAAGACTGTGGTTAAAAGGTTTGCCGCTTTTGGAACCGACAGACATCGTAGACCCGGAGTGCGGATGCCATGAAGCTGGTACATGGTTTATGAAAGGCGGCAAAGGCCGGCAGAAAAACAGGGCCAAGACCTTTCCGGGCTTGGCAAAGGCGATGGCCCAACAATGGGGAGGTATATGTGATGGATGATATTAAATTAGCCCTGCTTGGCAATCAAGAGGCGGCCAAGCGGCTGACGGATGCGGGGGTGCTGCTGGCGTGTGCTCACTGTGGAAAGCAAGCATACATATCGGTTGATTATGAGTGTGAGCCAGACAGTATGGGCAGGAAATGGTCGTACACAGTTGTATGCGGTACTTGCTGCGCGACATCGGGTTTATGTTTTTCGCCAGAAATGGCTCGCCTCGCCTGGAACGCCCGCGCGCCGATTCTGAGCGCGAAGGAGATGAAAGAGTTAAGTCATGGATAATTTACAACCAAGCCGAATTAACGGGGGGAACTCTTCCACTGGACGCAAAGCATCGGATTTTTACCCAACGCCCCCAGAGGCAACGGTCGCACTATTGAAGTTTCTTAGCTTGCCCGCACAAGCACATATCTGGGAACCCGCTTGTGGAGAAGGTCACATGGTTGATGTTATGGAGGCAATGGGGTATGAAGTAACAGGGACAGACATCCAAGCTGGAGATGACTTTTTGACCATTCCTTTGATGGGCTGTGACTGGATCATTACGAACCCTCCGTTTCGACTGGCGGAGCAGTTTATCAGGCAGTGTGCAAAGCATAAGAAACCGTTCGCACTGCTGCTGAAGGTTCAGTTTTGGAATGCAGCGAAGAGATATAAGCTGTTCCGCGAAATCACGCCTACAAGGGTACTTCCGCTGACTTGGAGACCGGACTTCACGGGGAAGGGGCAGGCTATGATGGATATGGCGTGGTGTGTATGGGATTTAGCGCCAAGAGGCACTACATATTTTTTGCCACTTGAGAAGCCGAACGCGGAGGAGTTGGAGATGCTGGAAAAGGAGGCCCAGCCGTGACGCGGGAAGAAGCGATTGACATTTTGGCGGAAAGCAAGCGACAGAATGAGGTTATGAGAGATATGCCCACCCTCACCCCGCCGAACGAGTGGGTGAGCGTGGAGGAAAGGCTTCCGGAACTGCCAGAGAAGGATTGGTGCAGCAAAATGGTTATTTCTTGCGATAAAAATGGCCATGTAGCACCGATGATTTGGGAGCGTGCACAGGTTAGAGGGAAAATGATAGAACGATGGAAATATCATTGGGATAGAATCTATGACGGCGCTGGAATCACCCACTGGATGCCACTCCCCGCACCGCCTGGTGAGGGCAATAATGTCCCTAACGAACCGCCGAACGAGCCGCTGACGCTTGGACTGGTCGATAAGTATGGCGCACCTCTGTATGCAGGTGACACCGTGGCTGCTGACAAATTTTTTATGTACGCTATCCGGTACGGAAGCCACAATGTAAACCCGAAGCAATGTGAACCCGCCTATCAGGTCGGGTGGTATCTGGAAATTGTTTGGGCACTCTACAACGAAGACAAAACGTATATCGGGCACACTGAGGCGCTGTATGACATTGGTGGAGTGGCTGCCAGATACCCGGCCCATTGTGCGGATACTACGGAGGGAGTACAAAACCTGCTGTTGTATAAGCACCGCCCGCCGGAGGTATCGCCATGAGACGCCAATACACCCGCCAGGAGCTAGAATCCATCACCCAGGAGACCGCAATCTACATTGAGGGGGCAGGCATAGCTCAGCTCCAATGGGGCGGTTTGGAGATTGCTCAGGGCGTGAAGGACGGGTACCTATACTGCAAGCATATCAAACCGTTTAGCCTGGATCTGTACGACAAATACTGGACGGCCTTTGATGGGCCGCCGGAGAGGAAGGAGAACGCATGAAAACGATTTGCATTACTTGCAAAAATGACTGCAATAACGCCGGTACAACGGCCAGAATTTCTTGGTGCCCTCAGTACAAACCAGGACGAATTTTGTCCAACGCCGACCGCATCCGGGCCATGAGCGACGCAGATTTGGCGAGATGGCTTGAATACGAGGGTGGAGGAGCCTGTGCAGAGGTTTATGGGTGGCTGGCGTGGCTCCAGCAGCCAGCGGAGGAGGGCAACAATGGACATTGAGAAGCTGGATATAAACGCAGTATGCTTTGGTATCCTTTGCAATTTTACCCCTGTATGCGGAGAAGAACGAGCAAAAGAGGCGGTTGAACTCGTCCGTACGCTCCAGGCCGAAAACGAGAAGCTGCGGGCCGAGCTGGAGCAAGTGAAGCGGGAGAAGGATGCGGCGGTGGAATGTTGCCGGGGATATTGCGAGTCATGTGCATTTGAAAGAGATTGTGCCAAACACGACATGAACGACGCAGCGCCGACACGCTGGTATTACGGTGACTGTGAAGATTGGGAATGGCGCGGCCCGGAGGAGGGGTGAGTATGGAGAGACTGACATACTGGTGTGACAATGGGCATGGTGGTGGAAAATGGTTTGTAGCTATCGATGCCGAAGGAGGAGAAGATTACGGTCCGCACATTGACCGCCTCGCCGCCTACGAGGACACTGGTCTGGAGCCGGAGGACCTAAAGCGGGCATTTAATGAGGATGATGTTTTAAAGCTGGCCGGACAAGCCCTTGGTATAACACCTGAACGCCTCCGCGAACTGGCCCAGGCGGACAAAGACGGAAAAATAAAAGCGTACATCGTGGATAGCTTTTATTGCGATATCTGCCAGAAACGGCACGCCAGAACAAAAGAAATTGAGGTCTATTTAACCCGCAACGCTGCCGAGGCCGCACTACGGAGGGAGCAGGATGGCTAATATTCTGACGATCATAGCTGCTGTGGAGTGGATGGCGCTTGGCCTGCTTGTCCTGTGGAAGCTCAAGGGGTGGAATCGAAAGATGGAAGAGTTATACGAAGACATGAAGAAACAGTGGGAGGCGGAGGAATGAAGGAGTACATCGAGAAGGCGGATGCTATCAATCTGCTATGGCTTTTCGCAGACGAATCATGTGCCTCTGTTGTTTCGGACTTTGAGGGGCTCCCCGCCGCCGACGTTGCGGAGGTGCGGCACGCTTTCTGGTCAGATTATGGTTCTGGGGTATGCTGTACAAACTGTGGGGTTTCTTTATTCCATCAAGACGAAAATAACAACTGGGGCATTGAGCCAAGTAAATTTATGTTTTGCCCTTCGTGCGGCGCTCTCATGGACGAGGAGGCCGATCATGAGACTAGTTGATGCGGATAATGCACGAGAGGGCTTTAGTGGTGATAGGGTGACTGGAGCCGTCATGCGGCGTATATTTGATAGCCTGCCCACCATCGACGCCGTGCCTGTGGTCAGATGCCGGGAGTGCAAGTATTATAAGCCAGGAGAATATTTCTCTCCGTGTGTTCTTCCGCAAGGTCTGGAATGTGCCAAGCCAGACGATTTCTGCTCCTACGGCCAGCGAAAGGAGGCCAACCTGGAGGAAGCCATCGAAAAGTACCTGAAAATCAAGGAGGGGGGCCAACATGGACAAGCATAGAATTTGTGAGGTGCTTGGGGTTGAACCAGAAGAAAAGTTTGAAATTAGAGGAAACACGTTAGGGCGATTTCGTATCAATAAATATGGGACATTCCAGATTGAAATATCAAATGACTGCTGGGGATTCTCCACTGTGGAATGTCTTAACAATCTCATAAATCATCCAGAAAACATCGCCCGCAAGCCCCGCTGGACGGAGCAGGAGGTGGAGAGGGCGAAGGCTATCAAAGTGCTATATCCAGTTGTTAAAACATTGGCATACGTTGATATAGTGGGACAGACATTTTACATGTATGATGACGAAGACAACTATAAGGGCAGTCTTGATAACCTTGATGAAACGTTTCCTACGCTGAGGAGCATAAGGCGGGCCACATTGGACGAGATCATCGGAGGTGCCCAATGACCAGAGAAATACTTTTCAAAGCCAAGCGGCTGGATAATGGAGAGTGGGTGGAGGGAAACATTGTGGCTGTCCCGGAAGATGCCGACTTTATGCCTGGAGCGTACATTCTACCGCGGTTGGTATCGGCCAGGGCAGACCCGCCCACAAAAGGGATCATGCTAGGCGGATTCTTTGAAGTTGACCCCGCCACGGTCTGCGAGTATACCGGCCTGACCGACAAGAACGGGAAGAAGGTGTTTGTTGGGGACATTGTAAAATGCAGCCGTGGTTGCACCCATGAGGTGGTATGGGTTCAGGAACACGGCGGAACCTTTATCGGAGGAATGCCAGCAATCTATCTATCTGACTTGATGCCAGGATACGCATGGACTGGTGAGGAAGAAATCATCGGCTCCATCCACGACGGGGAGGGCGGACAATGAAGTGCGAGAAATGCGGAAAGGAAATCGGGCATCTGTTGGTTGATACTTTCCTCTATGATGGGAGCGACACCGACATCGAACAGTCTATCATTGAATGTGAACACAACGCCGCCTACATCGAAACTACGCAGAATTGGACAGGCTATGACCTGTCAGAAGAAGAAATGCTCGAAACGATAACCTGCCCGCACTGCAAACAGTTCCCATTCAAGAGCAAAGAGATACAGGTCTATGATGTGGTGCGGGTGGTCTGCTTCAAGGCGGAGGAGGGCGGACAGAATGAGTGAGTGGATTAGCGTCAAGGAGAGACTGCCGGAAAAGGATGGATGGTATTTGGTCTATGCCCCTAGATATTGGGGTAACAGCAAAATTTATGGACTTGATGGCCTTGCATATTCCAACTTTAAACACAACTACAAAGATCACTGGGGAATCGAAAGACGAATGGGAAGAGGATGGCCTGGGATTGTCACCCACTGGATGCCCCTCCCAGAAAGCCCGAAGGAGGGATGCGATACGAACGGAGAAGCAAAAAAATATACGGCGGAAGAAATTAAGGAATTAGCAAAGAAAGCATTTGAGGCTTGACAGAACGATGGCTTTATATTATGATATAAAGGGCATTTATAAACAAAAATGAAATATGACATTTCAAATCTACTTAATGCAGTCGGCGCTATGTCTGAAATGCTCTGAGTTTTCTACGACAATCTGATAAAGCAGGGATTTTCACAGGAAGAAGCTCTTTATCTGACTAGCGACTATATGAAGGCGGTGTTAGGGAAATGAAATATAGCAATCCGACTTGGGAGCCTTACTTTAAAGACATCTCCCCTGCCCTATCAAAAATTTACTTCCTGACCAACTCAGGGACTATCAGATACATAGTGGCGACTATGATTTTCAAGAAGATGTCCTTTCTCGAATGGAGGAACGAACATTGGACTTAACAAAATACGAAATGGAAACTATCTACAACTACAATCAGGAAGAGCCTCTTGCATCCTGCTACACGATGGACCGTGCCCTGATCCGCCGCTTAGATATACTTGCCGAAAAACACAAAGAAATTACTTTGCTTAGAAGTGGTGAAGGAATGAGGGAATATACTTTCCCAAAGAAGTGGATTAAAGTCCGCGCTCCGAAGGAACTATCGGACGAACAGCGGGAAAACATGGCAAAGAGGGCAAGAGAGAGGTTTGGGTTTGCGAAAGAAGGTGACAACTCTGGACAAGAATGATACGACTATGGAGCAGGTCGTAAAACGGAAAAGAAACCGCCCAGACCTACAGCAGTTCGGGTATGAACTTGCGGAGCCGGGAGATAACAGCAAAGCGACTATGTTTATCCAAGCCCTCAACAAATTTGATAGAGTTGACCTCTCTGACGAGAATGCTGTAAAGCAGAGAATTGACGAGTTCTGGCAACTCTGCATCGACTTTGACACAAAGCCACAGGTATCTGGTATGGCTGATGTGCTTGGACTTGATAGGCGGCGACTATGGGAAATTACTCATGATGTTGTCGGGAGAAACCTTGAATGCAGCTCTGCGACAAGGGACTTGATAAAAAAAGAGTACAGAAAACTTGAGGTTTTATGGGAGTATTACATCCTGAATGGTAAGGTAAACCCGGTTTCTGCAATCTTTTTGGGGAAGAACAACTTTGATTACGCAGACCGCCAAGAAATCACTCTCACGCCTGGAACACCTCTCGGCGACTCTCCCGACCAAAAGCAGCTTGAGGAACGGATTGCCGGGTCTGTTGTGGTGGAGGAGTAGCGACTGTGAAACAGAATTTCTCTTGCGACTATCTGGTAGATATTACTGGATTGGTAGACAATGGAGAAAACCTTTATTCTTGCTGCCATCCATCCGGCGTTATGTGTGGGAAAGAAGATTGTCCGGTTGTGATCGACTTTATGAGACGATGCCAAAAGGACACAGCGGCCAACGACTATGACAGCCTCACGCGCGGGAAGTTGTGCCCACTAAAGGCTGCACAATCTCCAGGGCTGGCACTTTGGAGCCTAGACCCCGTGCCCGATTTGGCCGCAACGCTGAAAACTAGCGTGATTAAGTTCCAGGCCGACGGCAAGATGCCCCGCGTGGAGTATATCGGCGGGCGTTGTGACGGCCCCCGCTGCGCCTGGTGGGACGCCGATAAAGAGCATTGTGCCGTCCTCTCCTTGGCCCAGAACAAATGATAAGGCCCCGGCTTGCTCCTGACGGAGCGGGCCGGGGTTGCTTTGTGCTCTGTTTGGCGTTTTGTGGGCCGATATACGGAGTTTTATGGTATTGGGATATAGGGACACTCCAAGACAATAAAACAGCTCTAAGAGCCTGCAAATGGTCTTTACGGAGGTTTTGTTTTTTTGAGGTCTGTTCCACCCTGCTGGACACAAGCGCAAAAATGCCGCCTGGAGACCATAGGAGGCCACGCAAGCAGCGGGAAGTTGCTGGGGAGTGTAGGGATATGGGCGGACACGCTGGAGGGACTGGAGGGCAAAAAAACCGCCCCATAGCGGGGCGGGTGGTATCTAAGTTAACATCCGGCGCGGCGGATGCCTCCATCGGAAAAGAAAAGAGAGCCTACTTAGTAAGCTCTCTCTTCTTGCCGTATTAATATACATATCTATATTTCAATCCGTGGGGCCAGGGTCGAGGCCCACCAGAAAGCTGCGCCTCAGCCTCCCGACGCTTTTATATTACACTTCGCGGCGGCCTTTGTCAACTCCCAGGTCAATAGCGGATTTGAGCAGAGACATAACCTCTCCGATATGCTGGGCAGGGTACTTGCTCCACCAATCATCCGGGATAAAGTCCACCAGCTCGGCACAAGTGTCAGGGTAGGCTCTCCAGCCGCTATACTCTTTTGCTTGTTCAACTTTTAGCGCCGACCGGCGTTCTTCTGCTGTCAGCCCCTCATAGGCTTCGCGAGTGAATACCTCTTTAGCAGTCAGCTTTTTCATGGTTTGCTCTCCCTTCTCCCCTGCGCGGGGCCTCCATTGTGTTGATTGTATCGCGCCCGATCGGGGCAGTCAAGATTTTTTCGCCGTCTCCCAGATCACCATAAATGGAAGGAGGACAATAAACAGGATAATTATGCGAGGGTCACCTCCATTCTCCGGCGGGCGGGTCAAGACCGGTAGATAATCAAAAAGTCGTTGTAGTGGTTGCGATTGAGTTTTACAGGGTAGGACGGCCAGACTTCCGTTCGCTTGCCTGTCATGCCGTAAAATCCGCGCACATGGTTAAGTTGTGCCGGGGGCAGGCGGTCAGCCCATGCGGAGCCGATAAATCCAACGGCCAAATATTCCGGAGTCTGGTCTGCAATGGTAAATCGGCCTGCAATATCTACGATTATTTTCATGGTTAAGCCTCCCGGCCTGTGGCCTTGCTTTTCCCTGCCAGTTGTGTTATAGTGGAGGCGGCCAGATGGCAGGCTCTAACCGCCTCCGCTGGGTCTTAGATAGTCGCTTGCTTGTTCAGGGCTGGGCGGCTATCTTTTTTACTGCTTGGGGATGGCCTCTCGGATAATGCGGGCCGCGTCCTGCGCGTCCTTAGCCGTGGCCTCTACCAGCTTCGCCAGGGTTTCAAGATAGGATGCTAACTCGGTCTGGGTCATGCTATCAATCTCCATTTCCGTTACCTCCTGCCCGGTAGATTCAGCGAGGTTTCCCTTGCTGTGATTGTATGATAGCACATAAGCACAATAATGTCAATAGATAATTTGTACTTCTTAGAGTTTTATTTTCTGTAGTTTATTGAACACAAGATATTGTATGATAATGCGGATTTACACAAGATACAGATATGGCGGGACAGGGTACCGGCGGGGGAATGTGGCATAAAGGTATAAATAGGGTTACACCCAAACTGTGAGAACACAGAAAAAAGACTTTTATTTGTCCAATAAAGCCTGTTGACAAGTACAATATAATGTGTTAGACTAAACACAACAGGAGGCGAAGTGAAATGCGAGTGGGATATATTCGGGTGAGCACAACCCATCAGAATACGGACAGACAAGAGGACAGCTTGGAGAAAATGAATGTAGAAAAGCTGTTTATTGAGAAAGCAAGCGGAAAGGACAGGAACAGGCCGCAGTTAAAAGCGATGCTTGAATTTGTGCAACCAGGGGATGTCGTAGTGGTGCATGAGCTTTCCAGAATGGCGAGGTCCGTGATTGATCTGTATGATATTGCGAAGGAGTTGAGGGATAAGGGCGTTGAGTTGGAAAGTCTAAAAGAGGACATTGATTTGACCTCTGCAACTGGAAGATTGACATTTGGCCTTTTAGCGGTCATGGCACAGTTTGAAAGAGATTTGCTTTTGGAACGGCAGAAGGAAGGAATTGCGGCGGCAAAGGCAAGAGGGAAACGCTGGGGCCGGGAGAATATCTATGGAACGGATGAACGGATGGTGCATGAAGTGTTCTCCAAGTACCACGCAAAGAAGATCTCTTTTGACGAGGCTTCAAAAAAACTCGAAATGAAAAAAAGCACTTTCTACTATCGGTACAACAAGTGGATGGACGAGCAAAGAGAGGCTGGGTTGTTGAAGGAGGATAAATAATGTCTGATACATTGTATTTTCGTGCCAAAGAAGCGGCTGTAGAGTTTCTTCGGTGTGCAGGAACAGACGCAAGAGAAAAGTTTTTGGAAGAAATATCAAGAGCAAAGAGAACTGAACTTCCAGACCTTTTCGACAAAGTGAATGTAAATTACCAGTATGCCGTTGATTGGACTTATGAGGCAAACGCTTGCGGGTGGAAGTTCGTTTATGCGTGGGTCGATGGGAACGGAGAAATTTTTTACATTGGGTGCGGGTGGCACACGCGGGTATATGAAACGACGAACAGGACACAGAAATTCAAAGACAAAATTTCTACTGGCGGCTGTAAAGCATACATTCTCCTGTTTTATGTTGGAGAAGAAACCGCATCAGACGCAGAAACTATTTGCATACAATATGCTCAAATGATGGGGCACAACCTTACAAATACGATGAAAATGCTTTCGCAGGAACAACTTAGACGATATAAGTTATGCGAAGCTGGGAAGATACCGGAAAGCGATATGCAAGAAGATTATATTGCTTATGAAGATATGAAGTGTCAATTTGGAGAAGTGTTGGGGGCGTTGGACAGAATTGTGATTTCTGCAAGTCATAAAACAGCGAGTTAAAATTTTTCAAAATGCAAAAAGACAGCTCCACCACAGTGGAAGCCGCCTGTAAGCAGATGGGCATTAGTAAAAGCCAATGGTATAATTTGAGCAGAAAAATAGACCGCCGCCCTCGGTCAAAAGGAAGCGGCGATCTGAATGAGAACACACCAGAGGCGTGTTGACAAGGATAATATAGCACACGCCTCCAGATAAAACAAGGGGGTATTGACTATGTGTAAAGAGCGTAAGGCATTGGCTCAGATTTTGGATTTCATTGACAAGAAAATTGAGGCCTGCGGAGCGTTTAAGGGTGGGCCGGAAGGTGCTGCCCTTCGATCTGTAAGAGAATATATTTTGAAAGTGCAGGATGATATGTAGGCAAGAAAAATTCCGCAAAAAACAAAAAGGAGGATATGATGGACTGGATCAAAGTAACGCCTGAGACGATGCCGCCGGATATGGAGCCGGTAATGGTGACGGTAAGAGTCAATGATGGAGGAAAGCAGACCTGGGTTGATGTCCGATACAATCCAGAGTACAAAGAATGGGAATAGCTTGCGGATGCTGTTGGAGATTACTGGGAAGGGCTTGGAAAGGATTATGAAGTAACTCATTGGATTCCGTACCCGGAACCGGCGGAAGATTGAATAATTGTAGTGCCAAGTGCCTCTCCCAACGGAGCGAACAGTGCCAAGTGCCTTTTATCTTACGGGATAGGAGGCACTTTTTTCATGGAAATTCGAGAGTTGGTAAAGAAGGCGTTTCAGAGGGACTTGTCTGACCCGTCTGCACTGAATGACGCCTTTGATAGCTTGCGTTTGCTGGAGCCAGAAGATTTTACGCTGGCGCATGAGCGGAACAAGGAAGTGCGGCGGCTGTCTGCGAAATTCGCCACAGAACAAAAAAGCATCCGTATGTTCGAGCTGAACAAGCGGAGTCTGCTGTTTGATGCGCCGTATGATTTTGATGCGGCGATAAGATATGCTGAGTGGGATAGAGAGCCGAAAAAGAAGTTTTATATGCCACGCAGAAAGCAGTTACTTCCGGTTGTTCAAGCTATGCAGCGGCTATCTGAACGGAAGATACGCATTTTGGGTGTTATGGCTCCCCCGGGCGTCGGGAAGACCACCATTGAATTGATGTTCATGGTGATGGAGGGGTTAAAGAATCCAGATTTAAGCATTCTGATGGGTTCGCACTCAAACTCATTCCTACGTGGGGCTTATGAAGAAGTTGGGCGGATGTTAGACCCCAAAGGGGAGTATTTGTGGAAAGATATTTTCCTATCTGTTCAAGTTTGCAAAACAAATGCCCAAGATATGCGAATTGATCTTGGGAAACGAAAGCGGTTTGAGACCTTTGAGTTTTCGTCCATTGGATCTGGTAACGCGGGCAAAGTACGCGCTTCGAATCTTCTGGTAGCAGATGACCTTGTACCTGATATTGAGTCCGCAATGAGTAAAGAGCGCATGGACAAGCTCTGGCAGCAGTATTATACAGACCTCATGCAGCGTATGATCGGAGATTGTGTCCAGCTTCTTGTCCAAACACCTTGGACGTTACATGACCCCATTGACCGACTTGAACTAGCCCATGCAGAAGACCCAATGGCAGAGTTTATCCACCTACCTGCTCTGGATGAAAATGATGAGAGTAATTTTGATTATCCGTATGGACTTGGGTTTACCACGGCATTCTATCACAATCAGAGAGATGTTATGGACGATGCTTCCTGGAGGGCACTATACATGACTCAGCCCATTGAGCGTGAAGGACAGCTATACAATGAAGATGAGCTGCGCAGGTATTTTGAGCTTCCTGACGGGAAACCAGATGCAATCCTGTTTGTGTGCGATACGAAGGACAAGGGCACTGATTACTGCGTCATGCCAATTTGTTACCAGTACGGGAATGACTTCTATTGTGAAGACGTAGTATGCGACAACAGCAATCCAGAGGTTGTAGAGGCGCGGCTGGTGTCAAAGCTCCTTCAGCATAAGGCTCAAATGGGCCAGTTTGAAAGCAACAGCGCTGGTGGGAAAGTAGCAGAAAAAGTTCAGAAAGAAGTTAAAGAAGCTGGCGGTATAGCGAAAATCACCACAAAATATACGACACAGAAAAAGGAAACAAAAATCATAGTGAACTCGCCGTGGGTGAAAGACCATGTGCTGTTCAAAGACAACTCTGTCATAAAGAAGGACAAGGAATATCGAAGGATGCTCAACTTCCTTTGCGGGTATACGATGGCAGGTAAAAATAAGCATGATGATGTTCCTGATGCTTGGGCAATGTTTGCTGAGTATGTTCAGCAACTCGAAGGGAACAAAGTAGAGGTGTTCCGCCGTCCATTTTAAAACACAAAATATTGTGTATAATTCCTTGATTAAATCGTATATATTGTGGTATAATAAAGGAGGATAGATATTTGCCCATATCCGCCAGGTTTCTTTTTCAGCCTCCTTCACACGGGCGGGGTGGCGGCGGTGCAGCCGCTGCCCCTACTGTGTGCAATATGCCCTTGTAGATCAATGGTGAGAGCGATACCCTGATTTGGCATAGTGGACGCCGGTTCGATTCCGGCCGAGGGCTTGGTGACCCGCACTTTTTGCGGTAGCCAACTTATTAAACCGCTCCAAAGGCCACGGAGCTGACTGTGGAAAGACACTATACCGGGTAGCCTAGAGCGTCTGACGGCCCCGGAGAAGGGTAACGACGCCCGCCTGTCATGGAGGCGGAAGCGGTGGCAGCTATGACCTGCCCCGGTGTGCCGACACATAGAAAGCGGCTGCGCCCGGCGGAGCGTGTAGAGACGGAATCCGCCGATATGCAGGAGCCAGAAGCAGGGTGATCTCCAGGCTGTGCAACTCAGTCCGCCTGCTATATTGGGTCGCTCCCATCCGTGGAAGCCGGACGCTTGTGTAGGGCGATAGCTACCAGCGCTATCCCGCTGAAAACTACCCTGCGAGTGGCTAATCATGATGTCGCCACCAAGGCTAGGGCGTGACAATCTAAGCGGGACGGCGCACATATGCCATCTTAGCTCAACTGGTAGAGCAACCGTCTTGTAATCGGTAGGTTGGAGGTTCGATTCCTCCCGGTGGATCCAGAGATGTCCGATGTATGCCGGACAAAGCATCATCTTGTGGTGGTGCTTTATATACCGAGTGCAGTAGCAGAAGCGGAAGCGGCGGCCCGTTACGCCGTGGACATGTGGCGGCTCAATACCGCCTCTCGGCTCCAAAACTGAAACGGTGGTGAAAATATGCCAACCTATCGAAACGGCCGTATCTGCTTGAATAGAAACGAAGCAAGAAGATTTTACAGGCAGACTATCCACCCATCTGAGGATACCGCAAGGCTGAGAGACAAATACCTGGACGAAATTGATAAAACGTTAGAAATCAAGCCGACAAGGGATGGTGTAGTCCTGAGCCGGAAGTGACATGATATGCCGCCTCTCGGCTCCAGAAGGAGATATTTATGCTTAGAAGAATTTGCAATTACTTCCGCGGGTGCTGGTGCAAGCACGAATTTGAACTGCTGGCGCAAGTCACCGAGCATGATGTCTTAATGGGCACGAGCCACCACAATACTTACCGATGCAAGAAGTGTGGATATGTCCAACGAGTGAGACTTTGATATGCCGCTCCTCGCCGCATGAGGCGGGCGGTGGCACCATTGAGCAGGCAGTGAATAAGAGTAGGCATCAAGGAAGAACAGACCACTTGAGCCGAAGCCGCTGGCGTAGAGGTCTGGTGAGGTCAGCAATGCTCAAACAGGCCCGCGGAAAGCCTGACCAAACCCGCAGCATACCCCGAAAGGGGTATATCTGGACCATTGGCCCGATGGTCGGGCGGGCCCCTCATAAGGGCTTGGTCTTGGTTCGATTCCAAGATGGTCCACCAGAATTAGAAAGGAGTCGCCCAACTGAATGAAGATTGACATTTATTGTCCGGTCTGTGCCGCTGCTGGCATCAATCATGGAAAAGGGCGGCTTTTGATGCAGGTGGATAGCAAAACAACTGGTATAGTTTATCCATACTGTAAGGCTTGCAAGAAAAACATCAAGATTGAGTTAAAAGGCGATAAAAGCGCCTGAGAATATATAGTTTAGTGCCAAGTGCCTCCGGGCAATGCCTGGACGAAGCGTGCCGAGTGCCGAGAGTAGACCTTATACGGGTCTGTTCTTGGCACTTTTTTGTTTGTCTGGAGGTGACAGAGTGACTGAAAACAATACTGTTCGAGCTATATCCGAGTGGCCGGTCAATGGGCTGACTGGGCGTAGAAAAATTTACACCGCCAAAAAGAAAGTTACCCCGGAAAATGTGGTGGAGGTGCTGGGCAAGGCACTGGCCGTGCATCGCATCAACAGTGCGGAAATGTCCTATTTGTATGACTATTACAGAGGCAAACAGGACATCCGGCTGAAAGATAAAATCGTCCGCCCGGAGATCAACAACAAGGTGATGATTAACCGGGCGAACGAAATCGTGGTATTCAAGTCTGCTTACCTTCTGGATGGCCCAATCCGTTATGTGTCCAACGGTGGAGAAGATGATATTTCTTCTAATGTGAATACATTGAATGAATATATGCGAGCCGAGAGCAAAGACACTCTCGACAAAGAGCTGGCAGATTGGATGCACATCTGCGGTGTTGCGGTCCGCATGGTCCTCACTGACGAAGTCGGAGAAGAAGACGGGTCCCCGGCATCCATATATACCCTTGACCCAAGAGCGGCGTTTTGCATCTACCATAGCGGAGTAGGGCAGAAAAAGGTCGCTGGTGTGCTGGAACAGGTAGATGATGAGGGACAGCCCTACTTCTGCGTGTACACCCCAGAATGGTATTTCGAGGTGCAGAACGGTCAGATCACTAAGCAGGAGGGCCGTACCATCCCCTACATCCCTATTGTGGAGTATGTGAACAATGACGCCCGCATGGGTGCGTTTGAGCCGGTCATCCCAATCCTGAACGCAATCAACATGATTGAATCCAATCGGCTTGACAGTATTCAGGATTTCGTCAACGCCTTTGATGTGTTCCAAAACTGTGAGTTAGAGGACGGTCAATATAAGGAACTGGCAAAGGGCGGGATGGCAATTACTATCAAGAGCGTTCAGGCTGGTATGGAGGCCAAAGTATACCGCATCGCCTCTGAACTGAACCAGACCAACACGCAGACCATTGTGGACGATTTGGAGGACGCATACCTGACCATCTGCGGGATGCCGAACCGGAACGGAGGTTCCTCTACCAGCGACACTGGGCAGGCGGTCATTTACCGAGATGGATGGTCTGCCGCTGAGAGCCGGGCCAAGGACACGGAAAAGACATGGGAGCGGTCGGAACGGGAGTTCCTGCGGCTGGTGCTGTATATCTGCCGTGAGACTGGCGATTTGGGTTTGCAGTTGGCAGACATCAAGCCGGAGTTCACCCGCAAGAACCTGTCCAATATCCAGTCCAAGGCGCAAGTTCTGGCGGAGATGCTGAACAATAGCAAAATTCATCCGAAGTTGGCGTTCCAGTACAGTGGGCTATTCAGCGACCCAGAGGAGGCTTACCGTATAAGTTCCCAATATGCCGAGGAACAGCAACGCAAGATGGAGCGGAGCCTGCGGGATGAACTGAATACCAACAGGGACACAAATATAACTGTGGAGGAAAGAAACAATGATGTCTCCGTTTTGGAATGACCCGTTCAGCATGGTATATCAAGCATTTCAGAACCTTTATCCTGGAAAAGAGTGCGAGTGCTACTTTGAGCCTGACTTGAAAGCAGAAGATGAAGACAAGGCGTATGGTCTCACAAATTTCTGCGATGATGGAGAAACTATAATTTTAGTAGACCCGAATGTGGACATTGAAAACGCAACAGAAATTTTTGCACACGAACTTGCACATGTAGCCGTTGGATATGACGCTAAACATGGCCCGGAATGGGATGCCGCTTTTGATGCAATTCTCGATGAATACAACCGCATAGGGGATGAACTGTTTGGAAAACAAAAACCCTTATGACCTCACCGATAAAGCCATCGACCTTTTGAATAGGAGGGCGGTCAAGCGGTTTGAGGACGCCAAAGACGAAGCGGCGCTGGCGAAATTTGATGAACTCAATGTGCTGGAAGTCACCCGGACGCTATATGACCAGCTACGTAAGGACAACCAAGATGTCTTTCTTGAACTGGCGCAGGAGCGGTATCAGGAGGCCGAGCCGCACGGAAAGGAACCACCTGATTTAGCGTGGTTACTGGCATTGCTGGCGGCGTACAACGCTGTTACGAAATACCAGTATTCCCACGAATGGGAGCGCAAGCGTGACCGCACAGCGGAGGCTATTAACTCGACCACCGCAAAGGTCACAGAGTTTCGACGGGGCCTTTCCTACTGGGCGCAGATGACGGAATGGTATGCGGTGGAAGTCACAGACCAATCCACACTGAAAGCATTTCAAGACAGCGGTGTTCGCTATGTGAAATGGAACACCATGAATGACGGGCGTGAGTGCTCCACTTGTAAGGAACGAGACGGGAAAATTTATCCCATCCGTAGCATACCGCCAAAGCCCCACCCCGGTTGTCGTTGCTGGTATACACCGGCGAAGAAAAAGTAAATTTAAGCGGCCCGGCCGTTTGAATACGGCGCAGAGAAGCGCCTTACCAAACGCAAACCGGAGAGAACCGGACAAACGCGAAATATGGGGCGGAGATGCCCGACACAAAAGCGCAAAGGAGAATTGATATGCCGATTGATACCACAGCCATTGAAGGGTTTGAGAGCATGACTGCCGAACAGAAAGTGGAAGCCCTGCTCAAAGTGGAAGTGCCGGAAAAGGTTGACTTATCCGGGTACATTCAGAAGTCGCAGTTTGACAAAGTGAGTTCTGAATTGGCCGAGGCCAAGAAAACGCTTAAAGGCAAGCTGTCCGAGGACGAAGCCGCCGCCGCCGAGCGCGAGGCGAAGTGGGCGGAGATGGAAGCTAAACTGAAAGAGCTGGAGACTGAAAAGACAATCTCCACCTATAAGGCTAGTTACCTTGCCATGCCGGGTTTCGATGAAAAGTTGGCGGAGGATACGGCTAAAGCGCTGGCCGAAAGCGACATGAAGAAAGTCTTTGAGAACCAGCAGAAAGCCAACGCCGCCTATGAGAAAAAACTGCGGGCTGATCTGGTAAAGCAGGACCCCAAACCTGGCGGTGCTGGTGGTGGGAATGAAGAGAAGGACGAGGCCGTGGAGTTTGCCAAGAATCTGGGCAAACAGCGGGCCGACGCCCTCAAAAACGCAAACGAAGGTTTGAAACACTACCTTTGATTGAAAAGGAGAGAAACAGATGAAGTTTACCAAGACTTCTGTTGGCGGAACCATTGAGATTCTGGCCGCTGACGATTTTGTGACGATCCCCATTTGTGTCACGGAAACCGCTGCCGTCCCTGCTGGTATGCCCATGACTACTGCTGGGAAGAAGGTGGCTACTACCTCTTATGCTACCGCTGTGGGTATGCTACTGTATGATGTAGACCCGACCGAGAATCCCAATGGCGCTCTGCTGGTACAGGGAGTTGTGGACAAAAAGAAAGTCGAGTCCCATGCGAGCATTACGCTGGATGATACTTTTGCTGTGCCCGGTATCATTCTGCGTGACAACATTGGCGTGAACGAGTAAGGAGGGATACATAATGGATTTGAGAGAAGTTTTTACTCCTGCTGCGATTGCGGCCAACTGGATTGAGGTTGCCTCCAATCAGATTCCTTATCTGGGCGCGACCTTGTTCCCTGCCCGCAAGAAGGCCGGCCTTGACCTGTCCTGGCTGAAAGGCTCCCGTGGGCTACCTGTCTCTCTGATGCCCTCCGCATTCGACGCGAAGGCCACCTTCCGTGATCGGATTGGATTTGAGAAGCTGGAGACCGAGATGCCTTTCTTCCGTGAGGGATACAAGATCAAAGAGAAGGACCGGCAGGAGATGCTGCGGGTGCAGGAGTCTACCGACCCCTACGCTGCCGAAGTGATTGCTCGTGTATTTGACGATACCCGAGATCTGGTTGACGGTGCAAATGTCGTGCCCGAGCGGATGATTATGCAGCTCCTGTTCCCCGAGGGTGGAGACGTTGGTATTGCCATTAAAGCAAACGGTGTGAATTACACGTACAAGTATGATACAGACGGTTCTTGGAAGACCTCCAACTACACCGCACTGACTGATACTGCAACTTGGGACAAGCCCTCTACGGCTGACCCCTTTGCGGCGTTCAAGACAGTCAAAGACGCTATCCGATCTAAGACTGGAACTGAACTGACGGTCGCCATTATGAACTCTTACACGTTCAATCTGCTTTCCAAGACGGATGCAGTAAAGAATCGTTATTTGACCACTAATGGCCTGTCTCTTGGCTATCTGACAGACGCCGAAGTAAAGGCGGTTGTGGAGTCTACTTCTGGTCTGCGGATTGCCATTTACGACAAGCAGTACCGGGACGAGAGCAAGGTAGCCCATGCATTTGTGCCCAATGGGTATGTCTGCCTGATTCCTGACGGCGCACTCGGTGGCACTTGGTATGGAACAACTCCGGAAGAGGCGGATCTGCGTGGAGCGTCCAGCGCAGAGGTTTCCATTGTGAATACAGGTGTTGCGATTACCCGTATTCTCCAGGAGCATCCTGTAAACATCAACACCTTCGCGTCTGAAATCGTCCTGCCCTCCTTCGAGCGTATGGACGAGGTGGCTGTGCTCAACGTCCTGGGGGGATGATCGGGTCTGACACTCTAAGCCTTTTCCCCGGCAGTCAGACCCTATTGTGGAAGCAGGTGTCCGAGCTGGTAGGAGATGACCTGGCGGTCAAGGCTGATGGATCTGTAGTCGGTACATTCCATCATGTGACGGATACACCGAGTTCAGTTCTGAGCCGGACGAGCAAGAAGGTTATTACTTTCCGTTTCACCTGACTAAGACCGGAAGCAAAATGACCTTCAAGAAAAATGGTTCACCTACTAAGCAGGACATTGCATTTGACCCGGATATTATTTTCCGGGTTACGAAGACCGATGCTTTCGAAGTGTTGGTAGATAACCAAAGCGTTGTGACGTTCAATTTCTCTGGAGCTACATTCGAGAGTTAAGAAAAGCGGGAGGCAGCATGAAGTTTATTCCAAATTACCGCGTGTGTTATGGTGGCCGGTTTTATGAAGTTGGTGCCCAGGTCTCTATCAAGGCCGAAGACGCGGATATGATGAAGCGGCACGGGACGGTGTTGGATGAACCGACGCCGCCTCCCGCCGCACCTAAAAAGCCGGGTAGACCTAGGAGGGCGGACAATGGACAATCTGGCGAGGTTGAAACTCCGCACGAATGAGCCGGACGAGGCCATCCTGGAGGACTGCCTGGAGAGCGCAAAAGCGGCGATCATGGCGAGACGGTATCCGTTCCAGGAATGGCCGGAGGAACTGGAGAGCCGGTATCTTGATTTGCAGTTCAGGTGTGCGCTTGACCTCTACAACAGAATCGGAGCAGAGGGACAGCTTAGTCATGGGGAAAACTCCATCAGTCGGGCTTGGGAGTCCTCTTGGATTTCTGAACCGCTCTTGCAGGAAGTGACGCCAGTTGCAAAGGTGGTGGGATGATGGTTCATCCGAATGGACACAAAACCGTTATTGAATATTCCGGTGTGAATATTTGTGATATTTCTATTGATGGATTCCATTTAAAAAGCGTATCAAAGTTAGATGTACATGATGGTGCGCCGGACGAATTTGCAGAAGTGACACTCACTTTTTCCCCTGGAGAAATCATCATCAAGCGAAAGGATGATGAGCCATGAGATCGTTGCTCCGGAATCAACAGCCTGTTTTCTTCAAACTATACAAGGGTCAAGAGGAAATCGTAGATGAATATGGAAACCCGACCGGCTCATATGTCCCTATTTACAGCGAATTGAAATCCGCTATGCTGTGTGTTTCCCCGAACAAGGGCAATTCCGAGGTGGAGCAGTTCGGCTCACTGGAGGATTACGATCGAACGGCAACCACCGCAGATACGGCCTGCCAAATTGATGAGGATTCCGTTTTGTGGGTAGATGGGGCTGATACTGACGGCCCGTATAACTACATTGTGAAGCGGAAAGCTCCATGGAAGAATAGTATTCAATACGCTATCAAAAAGGTTTCTGTATCTGAGTACGAAGCGGAACAAAAATTGTTTGATAGAAAAGCAGAGATTGAGGCGGCGATGCTAAGTGCCAAAAATAAAACTGAAGCTGAGCACGGACTCGATCAACCAAGCGTTGAAGGAAGTCAAGGCGTATCAGAAGAAGGTTGAGGGGGCTGGCGAGGAAATCGCAAAGCAGCTTAGCGAGATTGGCTACTCTGTCGCCTACAGCGTCATGCAGGGACATGTGTTTTCTGGTGAGACGATTGAAAGTTTGACACTGGAGAAAAAAGGCGAAGGGCGGTATGTCCTATACGCCGAATCGCAAGCAATATTGTTCTTTGAGTTTGGCGCTGGCGTACGCTATGGTGGTGGGCATCCATGGGATGATGATTTTGGGTTTGGCCCAGGAACATATCCGGGGAACGGGCATTGGGATGATCCTAATGGCTGGTGGTTCCCGACAGATGATCCAAGGCTTGTTATAAGAAGAGACAAAAATGGTCAGGGGTGGGGGCACTCCTACGGCAATAAGCCGCATATGCCATTCTATAATGCGGACAGGGCCATGAGAGACAGTCTCTTGACAGTTGCCAAAGCGGTTTTGAGATAAGGTTGGGATTTTGTGCAGTGGAGAAAGAACCCGTTTGGATTAAGCGAAACAGATTACAAGAAAATTTATAACTCTTGGTGGAACATGAAGAACAGGTGTTCAAACCCAAAGTCGCAACGGTTCTATTCTTACGGAGAACGAGGAATAACCTTGTGCGAAGAATGGATGGACTCCCAGGTGTTTATCGGATGGGCAGTAAAAAACGGGTGGAGACCCGGATTGACTATTGAACGAATCGATGTAAATAAGGGATATTCTCCTGAAAACTGCACTATTATTCCGTATGCGTTACAAGCGCAAAACAAAACGACAAACATCAGAATCAAAATAAATGGGCAAGAAAAATGTTTGTCTGAGTGGTGCAGAATATTTAATTTCCCGTTCAAAAGAGCATGGAAAAGATATCACGTGTTTGGGTATCGAGATGTCGAAACCATTTTCTATGAAGGGGATTTGAGGAGGCGGTCGGTATCATAGACATTGAATCGTTCCTTTTCAGTCAAATTGCAGGAGCGCTTCGAGCGTCCTATGAAGGAATTTTTGTGTCTGGCGAATATGTAGACAGCCCCGCAAAATTTCCGGCCGTCACCATCGTTGAAAGCGACAACAGCGTGCTTCAAAAAATGAGAACAGCGGCACCAAATTTGGAAAACGCCGTGTCGCTGATGTACGAGGTAAACGTCTACACGAACAGTGTAGGGTACAAGAAGTCCGAGGCAAAGGATATCATTGAAACCATCGACAATGAGTTTTCCAAGATGGGATTCACTCGTACCATGTGCAATCCGGTGTCCAATTTGCAGGATGCCACTATTTACCGCATTGTCGCCCGGTATGAGGGCGTAGCGGACAAGGATTTTAGAATCTACACAAACTAAAAGGGCTGACAGTGCCGAGTGCCTCTGTGCCAAGTGCCTCCCTAAAAAATTAGGAGGTACTATTTTTATGGCAGGAATCCAACTTAGCACAGCGGGCGTCACCCTGTTGTACGCCGCAGAAGCCACCGCTGGCACTCGCCCGACTACTGGGTACGAAAAAATCTCCGAAATCAAAAGCATTCCTGAGTTGAACCCTGAGCCCGACAACCTGGAAACAACGACCTTGGAAGAGACGGAGTGGAAGACCTATGTCCCAGGCTTGAAGGACATCGGCGGCGCACTGTCTTTTACGGCAAACCTGACCGAGGCATCTATGACCGAGTGGGAGGGCGTTGTCGATGCCTATGATACGGCAGCCGCCGGAAATAAGGCTACTTGGTTCTGTATCGTGATTCCTGGGCTGACCAAGGCACTGTATTTCACGGGTCAGCCCTCCCCGATGGGTATGCCCGCTATGGAGGTCTCTGCTGTTCTGGAAACAACTCTCTACATCACCCCGACCGGTGCGCCTCAGTGGGCAGCAAAGCCTACTGATCTGGAAAGCATGAGTCTGAGATCTTCTACCAAGAAAAACGTTGAAGTTTGAGGAGGAAATACCATATGAGTGATAATGTCGTGAGCATTCAGGATAGAGTGATGCCCGTTCGCGTCATTGACAATAAGACCGAGATGGCGTATGAACTTGATTTTAGCAGAGAAAGCGTTAAATTTGCCGAGAATCGTGGCTTTAAGGCGGACGAGCTGACAGTGTTCCCGGTGACTAGAATCCCGGAGCTGTTCTACTATGCTTTCCGAAAAAATCACAAGAATGTAGCCCGGTCTCAGACTGATGCCCTGCTGGATGGTATGGGCGGGATGACAAGTGCTCTTCTGGAACGTCTGGTTCAGCTCTACAATCAGGCAGCCCTTACCCACCTGATTGCAACTGACGAGGATGCGGCAAAAAACGCAGAGGTGACTGTGGAGCTGTAAATAGCCCACGGTCTTATACGGAACTATTTGAGGCGGAGTGCCCCTACTATCTGTCCATCGGCATGACTTGGGAACAGTATTGGTATGGTGATGTATGGATGGTAGAGGCATACCGCCAAGCTGATAAGCAAAGGCTTGAGCGGGAAAACATGATGCTCTGGCTACAGGGCCTTTATAACTACGAAGCCCTTTGTGACACATCTCCGATATTCCGGGATTTTGCCAAAAAGGGGACAAAACCAGTTCCATACCGAACGGAACCGTACCAACTAGGCAAGAAAAAAGAAGTACCAACCGAGCAGGAAGTTAAAAACGAACGTTTGAAAGCCACCCTGTTCTTTAAGAATTGGGCAAGGGCTGCTGAGAAAAAGTTCCGGTAGGCCCTGGTTTGCACCTTGCCAACTTCATATGAGATAGCGGAGATTTTGATTGCCTCCTTCCCCAAGTTGTGGTAAGATTTGGGGGAGGAGGGATGAAATGTGACAAGACGAAAGACAAGAACGGATGCAGATAAAGGCGTCATTGAATTGCTATGTTTCATTTTGTTGCTTATCCCGTTTGGGATATATCAGTTATGCAAGGGAATTGCTTTGATAATATCTGAAATTTCTGGACGGAGGTAGAAAAATGAAAAAGCTAGTTTCTTTTATTTTGGCTGGATTGATGGTTGGTTTGATGATTTCCGGGTGTCAAGGTGAGGATATGGACCAAGAAACCCATGAGTTGTTTGAAGACAATGAATTTACATCTCTTGTCACACAAACTTTTAATAAAATCGGGATAGATATTGGGGAAGAAAACATAAAAATTGAGTCTGACATGGAAAACCATGGTGTGCGAAGCGTGAGCGTAGAGGTTATGTGTGATGACATAGAAATGCGTTTTTCTTGTTTCTATACAAGCGAAACCTGGAGCCCTGTTAGTATTTCAGACGTAGAAACAGACCAATATTATTGGATTACTCCTTCAGCAGAAACATATGAAGATGTGTATGATTGGAAAACCGGAGAGATAATTAGCGAAAAAACAGAGGAATTTCCAGAATTCACAACTCAGAAAAGCCAACAGGCCGACGATTCTAAAGCAGTGTATCAAGATTATCAATCAATTTTGGATGATTATTCAGAAAGAATTAGGGATGCTGTTCCGGAATTGATAGAGGAATACAAAATAGAAGCCGCAAATAACACAGAGGGGCTTCAAGGGCTTGCCACATTAAGTAACGAAAAGATAAGCGAACTGGCCGAAATATCAAATGAGGGAATTTCCAAAATGGCTGAATATTATTATCATGCCGGAAGCGGATCATATGATGAGTATGAAGAATGGGCCGGGAAACTGATGGATGTTTATATGGAAGAAGCTACAAAAATTCAAGACGCATATATGGATTCAGCAATGTAATCAAAGATATAATACCGGGCTTGTAAATCGAAGTCCCCGCTATCTTATATGAGGTGGCGGGGGCTTTTTATATCTTTAGTGCCAAGTGCTTCATTGCCAAGTGCCGTATTTCAGAAGGTGGTAGCATCATGGCCGTTGATATTGATAGTCTGCAAATTGAAATAGAGGCAACTTCGAGTGATGCGGCGGCAAAAATCGACGCATTGGCTACCGCGCTGACTAACCTGAAAACAGCGGCAAAGGGTGGAGCGGGGCTTACTACAGTTTCTAAGCAGATGCAGGCACTTGCAAATGCGGCAAAGCTGATAAATAGCAGCAGCATTAATACAGTAAAGTTAAAGGAAATGACAAGTGCACTTAACGGATTGTCTTCTATCCAGAAGTCCAGCGGCTTGTCCTCCACAATCAACGCCCTTAAAAAGTTGCCTCAGATTAGCGAGTCCTTAGAAAAAGCAGATTTAGGAAAGTTTGCTGTTCAGATGAATCAGGTGGCGGACGCAATGCGCCCCCTGGCTACGGAGATGCAGAAAGTTTCCAGTGGGTTCTCAGCTTTCCCGATAAGGATTCAGAAGATCATCCAGAGCAATACCGGACTCGCCGCCTCGAACAATAAAGCAGCAAAAAGCTTCGGCGTTCTTGGAACTGGGATTAGTTCCGCACAGGCGAAGTTCGGAATCTATTCAGTGGTATTTCGCCAAATTGCGCGTACTGCATCTGATTGGGTAAAAGAGAGCAATGATTATGTCGAGAATCTGAATCTGTTTACTGTTGCAATGGGCGATGCTGCGGAGAGCGCATTAGAATATGCGGAAGCAGTAAAAGAAGCTGTTGGGATTGACCCGTCTGAATGGATCAGAAACCAGGGCGTCTTTAAGCAAATAACTGGTGGATTTGGAGTCATGGAAGAAAAAGCAAATCTTATGTCAAAAAACCTGACACAGTTAGGTTATGACATTTCTTCCTTCTATAACATTTCCATTGAAGAGGCCATGGAAAAATTGCAATCCGGCATTGCAGGCGAAATTGAGCCACTGCGACGCTTGGGCTATGCAATTGACGTAGCTACCCTGCAAGAAGTGGCATACGCACATGGAATTGAGCAGAGTGTAAATACGATGAACCAAGCGCAAAAATCCCAGCTTCGTTATTTAGCGATTATGGAGCAGAGTGGGAACGTAATGGGGGATATGGCCCGGACGGTGCAGACCCCGGCTAATGCTTTGCGCATTCTAAATCAACAAATAACTCAGTTAACCAGAGCCTTAGGGAATTTATTGATTCCATTTTTACAGCAGATTATTCCGTATGTTCAGGCATTTGTGGAAGTCATTACTGATGCGATACAGGCATTGGCGCTTCTGGTTGGATTTGAATTGCCTGAGATTGATTATTCCGGGCTGGATGGTGTGACATCTGGTGCCACAGATGCGGAAGATGCCATTGAAGGGGCTACTGGAGCGGCCAAAGAAATGAAAAAGGCGTTGCTCGGGATTGATGAATTGACCATTCTGGAGCCGACTGCTTCTGGAGGCGGTGGTGGATCTGGTGGCGGAATTGGAGGCGATTTGGGTCTCGACCTTCCCGAGTATGACTTCTTAGCCGGGTTGGAAGAACAGGCATCTAAGATAAAAGAGCAGATGGAATCTATTTTGGGGCCAATCCTTTCTATTGGAGCTGGATTTGCTGCATGGAAAATTACTCCTAAAGTATTGAATTGGTTTAAGGATCTTAAGAATGGAAAGTTTAGCAAGATCGATAAACTCGCAGCGGGTATCGGGCTTGTAATTACGGGATTTACGCTTGAATGGCAAGGCGGATACGACATTGGTTACAATGGGCTGAACCTTGAGAACGCCATAAAAACAGCTATCGGAGCCGGACTAGGAATCGCTGGATCGCTCCTTATCTTTGGGACTGGGCCTCTTGGGTGGACAATTGGTATCGTAGCCGCGTTATCTGTTGCCATTGCAAGTATTACCATAGGGTATAACCGGAGACAAATAGATGACGAGATAAAAGAGCGGTTTGGAGAAATTGAACTGACAGTGGAAGAAGCCAAAGAACTGGCAGAAAGGATTATGTCATCTCCGCTTTCTATCCAACTGGACATGTACGTGGAGGCAAAGACTGGTGCAAAAGAAGCAATCGAAAAGTATCTTGCATCTTCCGAAGAGTTTTCTTATCTGATTTGGAAGGTATCCGTTGGCTTTGAAGTAGATGATGCTGAATTGAGCAACAGTATTGATTCTATGATCGCTGACGCACAATCCTTCTTAAATGCACAGAGAGAAACGTATGCGCTTGCTGTCAACATCGGCTTTAGTGATGAAGGAATCAAAACTGAAATGGCGGCATTCGTAAACACGTATTTTTCTGAATCCTCCAGCGAAATGCAGCGTCTTGGGACGGAATTAAAGCAAACGATGCTAGATGCACTTGCCGATGGAGTCATTGATGAACAGGAAATGAAGACGATCAATGATTTGCAGTCTGAGGTAAACCAGATGCTTTCTATGGTTGCTGACGCTGAGTATAGAGCAAAGCTCAACAATGCAGTATATGAGCTTGGTGGAGACTTATCATATGAGAGTGTAAAGGACGTCAGTGAGAAATTGGGCAATATAGCGCAAGAGCAGCTTGATAGTTTAAAACAGACACATTTGGACGCACTGGCGGTTATCGAGCTAAAATATCAAACTGATGGTAATTATGAAGAATATACTGCGGCAATAGAAAACGAAATGCAGACTTATTTTGCAAATCAAGCACAGGTATCTGCAACCGCTTTTGAGCCTCTCATTGGAAAATTTAATGCGGCATTTTCTGACGCGCTTACAGAGGCGCAACCTGCGTTTGATCGGCCGGTAGAAGACCTCCTTGACAGGACGTTCCATCAATTCACTACCGATGAAACCGGAGTGCTTGTCGGAGATAGTATAAGCGATTTTATGAGGAGCGTTGACCAACAATGGAAACTTGGGTTCCAAACGCTTGATATTACTCCAGAAGTGAGAGCTGCTTTGTCTGAAACGCTTGCCGCGTTGGAGCCTAGAGCAGAACAACTCCAAAAGATCGCTGATGATTCTAGAGCCGCAGGTATTGCTGTCCCGCAGTATGTTTCTGAGGGCCTGCATGACTACAACATGCTTGCAGCCATTTCCGGTGATATGGATGCTATCAACTATTTGCTTGGAGAAAAACTGTCTACAGACCCCAATTTCCTACAGGCACTTCAAACTGCGACAGATGCTGGCATGAACATCAATGAGGCTGTTGCAAATGGATTGTTAGACAATCTCGAAGTGAAAGAAAACGCTGATGGAACAATTTCGTTGATTAACGATACAATCGGCGAAAAAGTTCTAGAGGTTACACCAGCGTTAAAAGAAACCTTAAAAACTCTCGGTATAAATATGAGCAATGGGCTCATTGAGGGAGTTGAATCAAAGGACACAGAAGTATTTAACTCTGCAAATGGGATAGGTAAGCAGGTCGGAAACGGAATTGCGGATGGACTTGATGATAGCACACGGGCAGTTAAGAACGCGGCAGATAGGCTTGTTGATATTGCACTATCGGCAACAAAGACCGCAGCAAAAATTCATTCACCATCTCGCTTGTTCCGTGATGAAGTTGGATTGAATATTGGCCTAGGTATTTCCGAAGGAATCGGTAATAGTAGAGATGCTATACTTTCGGAAATTGAACTTACAAATCAGCGTATGGTGAGTGCTTTTTCAACTGGTTCGATTGGTAGTCTCTCTAGATCTTTTTCTGTGGAAGAAGTAAAGAGCATAAATACACATACATCTGGAACCGTTACAGTAACAGACGGAAGAGAAGGCCAGCGGGAGATAAATCAAGAAATGATAAGCACATTGTTTGCCATAAGCCAGCAAATCATTTCCGCAATTGAAGAGAACAGCGGAGACGTTTATCTGGATGGGGATAAGGTCGGAGAACGAGTAACGGAATACCAAAATAGGAAGAATCGCATTTTTGGCAGATAAATTTTAAATTGGAAGAAAGGGTGACAATATTGGTTCTTGAAATTGATGGGTTTGATATTGTCCCTTACATTTCATTTGGAGGAGTTAAGTGGCAACGGTCTGACGTGGACGGGGAAGGAGCGGGTCGTACTTTGGATGGCAAACTCAGAAGGAATCGGGTGGCAACAAAGCGGCGGCTGGATATTACCTGCCGTCCGCTTAATGCCGCCGAAACAAGTAAAGTCTTAACGGCAATTATGCCGGAATGGGTATCGGTTCGATATACAGACCCTCAAACAAACAGCATTGCAACAAGAAAAATGTATTCCAATAACAACCCGGCTACGTTTCAAATGAAGCAGAGGAACGGAGATGAACTATGGGGAGGGATCACATTCCCGCTGATTGAGGAGTAATATATGCCATACGAGTATCAAGTAGAAATTGGCGGAATAATGTATGGAATGGATAGCATTAAAAGCGCAAATATAAAGCAGCCGTTATTCGAGTATTTTGGAGCGGGGAATGCAATGCCTGCTGAGTTCCACATTACATTTATTCCTAAAGAGGAACCTCCCAGAATGGCAAAAATTGTACCATTCTGTAGAGAAGAAGGAGAAAAAGATTGGCATAAGCTAGGTATATTTTTTGTTGATGTAAGGAGTGAAGATAGACAGTGGAAAAATCTTATTGCCTATGACTCCATGCTGAAAACCGAACAAACTTACTTGATTAGTGAAGATGTGGGTGAATGGCCAAGGGGGATGAAAGCGCTTGTTGCGGATATAGCAAGCCGTATAGATGTAGAAGTTGATAGTAGAACAGTTATCAATGAAAGTTATGTGGTTGAATATCCAAACGATTATACAATGCGAGAAATTTTATGCCATATAGCAGCGGCCCATGCAGGGAATTGGATTATTACGGCGGACGGGAAATTGTTGCTGGTTCCGCTTTTTACTGCAATGCCTCCAGAGACATATTATTTAATAGAAGACAGCGGAAGTGCCATAGTGTTTGGAGAGGATAGAATTTTGGTATGAATAACAAGTATTATGTAGGCCAAAAAGCATCTTCTTTTTTAAAATATGAAAAAACTCCTCCAGTTAGTAAAATCCGGCTGTTTTGGGATGATGAAAATGCATTCGAAGCTGGAGATGATACAGGATACACAATAGAATTGTTTTGCCCATCAGCTACGCAGAAGATGGCAGATAATATTTTGAATGCAGCAAAAGGATTTGTGTATCAAGGATTTTCGGCCCCTGGCTCAAGCCTAGTTCCAGAAGCGGAACTGGGGGATGGAGTAACGGTTGACGGTTTTTACGGAATGATAGCAAATCGGGATATAGAATTTGGCCCAGGGAATTTATCCGACATCTCTGCTCCAGGGGAAAAGGAAATTAACCATGAATATCCTTATTTGAGCTCAGAAAGTAGAGAACTAAAACGAAAAGTTACACTAGGGACTTCTTACTATGGCACTAAAATTACTCGAAAAAACGGATTAGAAATTACCAAAACAGATAATAGCGGTGCAGAAAAAAGCCGGGTTATTTTAAACAGCGATATTTTGGCCTTTTATAATGACGATGGACAGGCAGCACTCTACTTTGATGCAGCCAGCGGAAGATACATTTTTCGTGGGGACATTAATATGCAAGGGGGATCTATTTATTGGGGAGATTCTTTCCCTTACAAGTCCCAGTTTTCAACATCTCCAGATGGACCATGGCATGATAAGCAGCAAGAAGGAGATAAATACAGACGAGATACATATGATGGGGGAAAAACTTGGGAAGAGCCTTACCAATTTGTCGGAACAGACGGACGAGACGGTATAGACGGTTCGGATGCAAGTGTTACATTCAACAATGTACTTCGAGCATTACAAAGAGCAGAGGCGACACAAACAACATTTATTACAGCGGATGAGCTAGGGGCTCCCACCATTTATGGTGCCAAAATTTATGGTGCAGAGATATATGCTGGCGGTGTAGATGATATGGGTGGACAAATTATTGGGCTCTTGGACACTGGGATGGTGGTATGGAACGGAGATGGAGAACGAGTATTAACTATTTCTGGAAATGCAGATACTGCGAGCCTTGTCACGGGCTATAACATATTACGCTTTAACTGTCCGTATATGTCGGTAGAAGCCACATCATCAGTTTCCTTTCATGGACGATTAGTTTCTTTTGATGACGTAAATGAGGTTTCAGGACTTTATCTGAGGTTTTCTTAATGCTCCCTAAAATATATTCAGCGTTTCTCAACTTGACAAATGCATGTAACTTGGCGTGTCGCTATTGTTTTGTGGAACAGCATCCAGATATGATTTCCCTTCAGGTAGCGAAAGATGCAGCGGATTTTTTGGCCGCCAACGCGGGAGACGGGGTTCCGTCTATCAACTTTTTCGGCGGGGAACCGCTACTGATGTGGGACGCTATTATAGTCCCGCTGACCGAGTATGTCCGGGATCGGTATCCAGCATATAACCTTTCTATGACAAGCAATGGAACTCTGTTGAACCAGGAGCGGGCGGAGTATATGAGGAAGAAAGGAATAGGGCTCTTGCTTTCCATGGACGGAGACAGACGGACTCAGGAGCGCAATCGACCGCTTCAGGATGGCGGCTCCAGTTTCGACATTCTGGGGAAAAAGCTTCCTTTAATTTTGAAATACTTTCCTGATGTGATGTTCCGCTCTACGGTAACACCGGAGACCGCAGTTGACTTGTTTCACGATATGATATTTGCAGAACAAGCTGGTTTCCGCACATTTTTTACTATGCCGGATAGTTTTGCAAATTGGGACGGCACTGAGCCACTGGAGGAGGAACTTCGGCGCTATTCAGAGCATTATGTCGAGTGCTTAGAAAATGGATGGGAACCAATCTACTTCACACAGATTGAAAAGTTTTTCCCCAAAATACTCTTGCACAACCAGGCGATCCAAGAGGGGGCAAACCGCGCCTATACCTCATGTATGGCCTGCGGCAAGTGCGGACTGGGTTCTGGGCGCTATGCGGGGATTAACCTGAATGGAGATATCCTAGCTTGTCAGGAGTTCTTTTCACGAGGCGATAATCCATTCGTGATTGGAAATATCTATACTGGGGTGGCAGATGAGGCGCGGAGACGACTTATGCAGAAATACGATAGCGCACAGGTTGAAGGGGATGGGTGCGATGAATGCCCCCTGAACCGCATCTGTGATGGAGGGTGCGTGGCCAACAACTATATTCGATCGGGGAGTTTCCACCATATGCCCCCCATCTGCTGTCGGTGGAACCGTCTGCTATTCCGAGAGGCAATCTATCTAATGGAGCGGCTTGGCAAGGCAAGAAACAAGCGCTTTTTAGAGAGGTGGCATATCTATGTTGCCAGATGAGCTGATCGAAGTACCGGAATACCTGAAGGGGGAACTTACCGGTGCAAACGTCATGCCCATGTGCGACTTCTGTACGGAGATTGCCTGTGAGACAGATGGAATGGCCTGTGGTGAGACTTGCGGCCAAGGATGCCACGGGCAATGTACTGTGGTACAGTGCGGACAGTGTAGCGGCTGCCTGGGTGGATGCCAGATATGCGAATCATCCTGCCAAAATTCCTGTCAGTCCTGTCAGTCATCCTGCGAATCGGCAGCGCAAAACCCTACCAGCTATGGTTCCATCACGGTGGGTGAAGTTACCAGCCATACTATTGAAGTAACGCTGAAAGCCATTTCAAAAGCAACATCTTATGTGATCGCCTATCGGCCAGACAGCACGACCACTGCCCGAAATGTGGAAACTACGTCGCGAAATTACACGCTAACAAGCCTCGAGCCTAACCAGAGGTATGTAATTAACTACTATGGCAAGAACAGCTACGGAACCGGCCCTTATATGCCTTCCCCGGTCTATGCCACCACAAGGCCAGAGATTGTAATTGAACCGTGGTCATGGACATCATCCAATGGGGCAGCGACGGACACACAGACCCGTAACGCCTACCAAATTTTACAGGGTAACCGGGCAGCGGATGACTTCCATCACAATGTATGGAACGACTTCATAGACAAGATTGTGGAGATGCGAGAGGCATACGGATTGTTTTGGACGACGGACAGTGGGCGCTTTCCCTCCGCCTCCGGGTGCAAGGTGTCCGCCGGGGACACACTGACCGCCGAGATTTACAACGCGGCCAAGACCAATATAGGTTCCATACAATCTACCGGGATACAGGATGTAGATCCGGGGGACGAGATAACCGGATACCACGTTCTTCACATCTCGGATGTTCTGAATGATATCATTGGAGGTCTGTAATGGATAGTCAAAAAATTATTCAAATGGCGGTAGCAATTAGAGAAGCAGCCTCTAGGATCACAGTATCTGGGCCAAACAATTGGACACAGTTGCTTGGTATTATCCACACAGCGGAATCTATAGTTACAGAGGCGGGGAAGGAGGGAGAACATGGCGGATAAACGGATTGGGGAATTGCCTCTTATCGAAGACCTTGATGATGAGTCTTTTTTTGTGGCTGAACAACAAGGTGCAGCAGGACATATTACCGGCGCACAGATAAAGGGATTCGCCCGGAAGTCCGTGGAGGATATTGCAAACGCTTCCCAGAAATCGGCTGAAGCGGCGGCGAAGAGTGCGTCTGCAGCCCAGGAGAGCGCTACTCAGGCGGAGGAAGCGCAGGAAGCAGCAGAGAGTGCCAAGAGTGGGGCAGAGGTTGCACAAAAAGCGGCGGAAACGGCACAAGGCGCCGCCGCGGACGCGCAGGCCGGGGCGGAGAGCGCCAAGACGGCAGCGGAGGCAGCGGCGGACGTTGCAGCGAAAGACGCCGCCGAAGGTGTGCGGGAAGAGCTCTCCGTCTATGTGGAGCAGACTAAGGCAAACGCCCAGGCGGCAGCAGATTCGGCTTCGGAGGCCGCAGCGTCCCAAGAGGCCGCAGCAAAAAGCGCCCAGGGGGCGGCAGGCAGTGCAACTGCGGCGGCGCAGAACGCGGTGGATGCGGCGGATGCCAGAACGGCTGCCGAAGCGGCACAGGGCAAGGCGGAGGCCGCCCAGGTGGTTGCGGAAGCAGCCAAGAGCGGGGCGGAGACAGCGGCGGGCACGGCCACTACAAAGGCCGAAGAAGCAAGCGCGAGCGCCGAGACCGCCAAGCAGTACAGCGGAAAACCGCCGAAGCCGCAGAATGGAACCTGGTGGGTATGGAACGCAGAGACCCAGGCGTATACCGATACCGGGATTAAGTCTGTTCTCTCCATTGTGAAATCCTATCCCTCTGTGGAGGCTATGGAGGCGGACAAGCTCAATATGCATGAGGGCGACCTAGTTATCATCGCCTCCACTGTAGATGACCCAGATAACTCCAAGCTCTATGTGCATGATGGCGTTGGCTGGGTGTATCTCTCCGATCTTTCCGGCGTGGAGGGCGTGGGGATTGCGGGCATCTCTCAGACTGACGGCAACCATGCGCCGGGCACCACGGACACCTACACAATTGAGCTGACCGATGGGAGCTCATACGAGTTCACTGTCTACAATGGTGCGGATGGCGACGGAAGCGGAGACATGCAGTCTTCTACATATGACCCACAGGGCAAGGCGCAAGACATCTTCGGATATGCGGACAATGCAGCAAAAGGCAAGCAAGACAAGCTGAAAGGTACCGCTGGCCAGGTGGTAGGCTTTGACTCCGAAGGCAACGCAATCCCCCAGGCGGCCCCCAGCGGATTGCCGGATGGCGGAACTGTGGGGCAGTTGCTGGAAAAAACGGAGGACGGGGCAGAGTGGGCAGACAAGCCTGTGATGTATGTAAACATAACGCCACCGGCTGGAGATTCCCCGTTCGGAACGGCTGACCACACGATTGCTGAAATAACGCAAGCAGTCTTGAACGGGGTAACCGTGCTTTCAAAAATATCGGCAGGAACCGATACTAAAGTAATTCCACTTTCGACTGTAACAGACAGTGTGGCTTCCTTTTCGTCTACGTCTGTAGACTACGGCGGGTCTGTTATCGCCAATATTGTACCCCAAGAACAGTCCGAAGTGGTTATTATAGCGGAAGATCAATTTAGAGCAAGCCAGATTCTATACGATAAAGGAACGAGTGGCCTTGATTCAGATGATGTGCAAGGCGCAATCAAAGAACTGGCTAAGAACAAGCAGGACTCCGCAGATGCTGTAACTGTTTCCGGCGGCGGCACGATGCAGATGGGGGAGAGCCTTGGCGACGGCCCCTACACCATTGAGGTGACAGAAGACGGAGAGGGCGGCGACCTCTCCGCCGAATATGTGGGCTACAGCAACACAGGCAGCGGCCTGGAGGCTACCAACGTACAAGAGGCCATAGACGAGCTGGCGGGGAAGGGCGGAGGCGAATACCTCCCTTTGACTGGCGGGACAATGACGGGTCCGCTCACTTTAAGCGGGCTGCCGACCAGCGAAAACCACGCCGCCAACAAGCAGTATGTGGATGGCTTGGTTGGTGACATCAATGCCATGCTGGATGCCATCAACGGGGAGGTGGTGTGATGTGGGCACTGCTGCGGATAAGCTAACCTATTTACAGGAGACGAAAGAGGCAATTCGGAAAGCAATTGAGGCGCAGGGGGGGACTGTGGCCGCGGGGCTCCCATTTCGTCAATATGCGGGATATATCACGCGCCTCACCCCGCCGAATGCTTTGGCGGTATCGGACGGTGACGTACAGGTTACCTGTAAGCTGGGCCACCCAGTACGGGTAGATGGGCCATTAGCCTACCCAACGGGTAAGACCTACTATCTGTCGCTAGAAGGGGACGGACTCCCTGAGATTGGGAATATGCGCTGCCCTAAAGGGGCGATTCTCTTAATTACCCCTCTATCGGCAGGAGGGAAAATCGCTGTAGAGGGTGGAGCGGAGGCACTTGGCACATCCTCTGATGGCGGCCAGACATACCGAATAACAGGAGATTTTCTGATTTTTAGCTCAGGTGGTATGCACAGCGGCGGGAGCATCAACTAAAGTAGATAACTACACGCACCACCTTCTTGGAGACATAAAAAGCCACCCCCATCGGAGGGGGTGGCATGGACCAATGAAAGGTGAGGGGGTAAAAATGTTGGTCCGCGAAGTCATTATAGCATCCTGGAAGAGAATAGGCAAGCCTTCTAAGAAAGAGGAAGTGACGAATCAGTATGAAAAGAATCGACTTTGACAAGTACACCACCGCGGTCGCCAGCATCGGCATGTGGCAATGGGTGGAGGTGTAACATGGCCATCATTGTAAACGGCAAAAAAGTTGCCGGGGTGGGGCTGCCCGGCAAGGACGGAGCTCCAGGGGCAGACGGCAAGGATGGTGCACCTGGAAAGTCCGCCTATCAGGCGGCAAAAGAGAAAGGATATACCGGAACCGAAGAGGAGTTTAACACCGCTCTGGCTGGTATGCAAAGTGCTCCATTCTTGCCGCTGGCTGGCGGCACGATGGCAGGGGCGATTACTTTAAGCGGGCCTCCGACGAATGAAAACCACGCCGTCAACAAGCGCTATGTGGACGAGCACGCGGGGGCGAGGGTTATTTTGGGGAGCTATGTGGGAACGGGAAAATCAGGCAAAAGCAACCCTAATCAAATAACCTTAGCCGAACCCTTTAAACTACTCTGTATTTATGGTATGCAATCAAATAATTACTATAAGAGTATCGACGGTTATGGAAATGGCGAGACTTCTAATATTATTCATAGCAGTATTATCCCTACTGAGTATACAAAAGGCATTAGTTTTGGTTTTGGCTACCGTTATTCCTCAAGAGATTCTTACGGTAAAAAATCAACGGATGGAAAAACTTTCAGTTGGTATTTTGACCTTACCACACCTGATGCGACAAGTGAACAACTTAATGCATCTGGAACTGTATATTACTACTACGCCATAGTTTAGAGATAAGAGGTGAATTAAATATGACCATCATCCAAATTGACCCGCTGGAGACCGGCCAGCACCCGATCCAGAGCCAGAGCGGGCGGCGCGCCTGCTGGCTGGATGGCTACATAGAGGTGCCCGCCCACCTCCATGACACGGTGTGGGCGACCTATGGCTGGTGTAACCTCCAGATTGAGGAGGGCAAGCTGGTGGGCATCACCCCCACCGAGCGGCCCCCGGAGCCGGAGCAGGAGCCCAAGCCGCCCTCGGAAGAGGACATCACCCTGGACATGCTGGCCGAGCACGAGGCGCGGCTGTGCATGCTGGAACTCACCGCTGCCACATGAGAAAGGAGACGCCATGACAACCGTATACAACCTCTGCAAGCTGCTCATTGACCGGGGCCGCACCGACGGCCTACAGGACAAGATGGATGTCTATCTCGCCGCCGACCGGCTCACCCCGGAGGAGTATCAGGAGTTGGCCGGGCTACTGGCCCCGGAACAGTAATCAACAGCGGGATCGCTGGATAAAAGGATGTGAATCAAATGAGTAAGCTCATTACATACATCCCGCTCTCGTCCGTGGAGCGGATTGAGCTGAGAGTCACCAACTGCCGCAAGACGCTCTCTCAGGTCAAGGCTGAAACAAAGGCCCATTACGTGCTCAATGGCGGCATGTGGAACCCAGACGGCACCCCCTGCCCGCTGCTTAAGGTGGGCGGGGCGATGCTCTCCGGCACGCCCTGGCGTCCGATGGGCTACGCCTGGGACAAGGGCCCGGACATCCGCATGACATCCGAGTACGGGGGAGCGGCCAACTTTATCGCTGTGACCGCCCTCGTTACCTCCGGTAAGCCGGTGGATAAGCCCTCCTACGGCTCGGCCCAGGGAGGCAAGCGGGGGCGCAGCGCCATTGGCCTGCGTGGTGGCAGTCTGGCCCTCTATTGCTCTGGCGATGGGACCGGAGACGCAGCCACGCCGGAAACTCTGCGGGACGAGTTGGCCGGGCTGGGCTGGGCCTCCGCCGTCATGCTGGACGGGGGCGGCTCCAGCCAGTGTGACTTTGGCGGAGAGCGCATCACCGCCAGCCGCAAGGTGCATAACTGGATTTGCGTGTATCTCAAGCAGGCGGAGCAGACACCGCCGGAAGAGGAGGACAAGCCTATGAGCAAGCACACTGTATGCCTTGACCCCGGACACGGGCCGGGCAACGTCAACGGATCCCCGGACGGCACCTACAAAGAGTGGGAGTTTACGTGGGATATGGCACAGCGTGTCAAGCCGCTGCTGGAGGCCAAGGGGGTGGGCGTGGTGCTCACCAAGACCGCGGACAATTACCCCAGCCTGACGGAGCGGGCCAACATCAGCAACAAGGCAAAGCCGGATTGCTTTGTGAGCATCCACACCAATGCTGGACAGGGGAAAGGATGGTCGAGCGGATCTGGGCTTGAAATCTACACCAGCGCCGGGCCCATGACGGCACAGCGCAATGTGCTGGCCTCCAAGCTGGTCAACGCGTTCCACGCCGCCGGGGTGGCTTTGAGAAGTGAGCCTATCAAACACAACATCGAATTGACCGTGCTCGCCAAGACGGACGCCCCCGCCGCGCTCATTGAGTACGGCTTCCATACCAACAAGATGGACACGGAGTATCTCAAGGATAGCAAGTACCGGGACAAGCTGGCCGAGGCCACCGCAAAGGGCATCTGTGAGTTCCTGGACGTGGCGTGGCAAGCCGAACCGGGAGAGGACAACGCGGAGGACACCCCGGACGTTTGGGCCACTAAGGCGTGGGAAAAGACCAAGGACAAGGGCGTACTGGACGGCACCCGGCCTCGCGATAATATGACCCGGCAGGAGCTGGCCGTCGTGCTGGATCGGTTGAATCTGATTTGATGGAGGTACATATCATGGACATTTCTTCTTTGGGTATTACCGGAGTAGCGGTCATCACTGTGATCTGCTTTCTGGTCGGCCAGGTGGTCAAGGCCACTGGACTGGACAATAAGTGGATTCCCATCATCTGCGGTGCGTTTGGCGCGGTGCTTGGCATCCTCGGCATGTTCGTCATGCCTGATTTCCCGGCCAGTGATTACCTAACAGCCGCCGCTGTTGGCATTGTGAGCGGCCTTGCGGCCACTGGTATCAATCAGGTCTATAAGCAGTTGACTAAGGAGGGCTGATGCCCATGGAGTGGGTAGGCCCACTGATTTCCGGCGCGGCTGTGGTCTTGGTGGCGATTATCGAGGCCGTCGCCGCGCGGGAGCGGAAACGCATCAAAGCGGACAATCAGAAGAGCGATGCCCTTATGAATGGGGTACAGGCTCTGCTAAGACGCGAAATCATTGCCGAGTACAACCACTACTCGGAACATCGCTATATCCCGATCTACGGTATGGAGAACGTGCTGGACATGTACAACGCCTACAAGGCATTGGGCGGGAATGGGATGGCGGCAAAACTGGTGGAGGCCCTGAAACAACTGCCCACAGAGCCGCCGGAAGAATGAGGTGCAGGACGTGTCAAAAGCGCTGATTCGATTTCCTGGAAGATTAGAGGAGTTGACTACCTCAGAAATGAAGCGCTCCATCCACGAGGCCAATCTGGGGAGAGACGACACGCAGATTGCGGAGCTCTATCTGCTGGAACGGAAAGCGCAGGTTGACACGGCCGATTGCTGCGGGATAGACCGGAAAACGCTCCACCGGCACCTGCCCTTCATCTTTGAAAAGGTGGAGTTCACGGCAAACAAGCTGGGATTCCTCTAAAAAGGTACATAACGCCCCCAAACTTCCGCTGGAATGTCCCCCGGCGGAAGTTTTTTTATGCGACAATATCAATAGGAGGACGTGAGGATACAGGGTTGGTACACGTCGCCGCCCTCCTCACGGACTCCTTATTTTTGTGGACAGGACGTGTTTGAGATGACTTTGATTGAGAGGATGGTAGCCGCTGGCATGTCCCGTGATTGTGCCGCTGAAACAGCGATGTGGTACATGGCACAGGGAGATGACGAGGGCCTAGAGGATTACGTAACCGCATTGGAGGCGGGGAGGGAGGCGCGTCAGTATGGCGTTTCCTAATTACACATACCCGGCTTATGGGGCCTACAATCCTGTTACCCCGTTTGCTCCGGCTCCACAAGTATATCAGCCCCAGCAACCTACTCAGCAACCCTCACAGACCATTCAGCCACAGAGTAATGTAAACACACAGCCCGCTTTTTTCTGCCGTCCTGTGGCCTCCAGGGAAGAAGCGCTGGGTGTTCCGGTTGACTTCATGGGTGCTCCCATGTTTTTCCCCGACCTCGCTCATAATGTGGTCTATATGAAACGATTCAATACCAATACCGGAGCTGCTGATGTGTTTGAGTTCCACGGCCAACAGCAGGCAAAAGAACAGCAGGCAGAGAACCCGGCCCCCGCTTTTGCACCGCTGGATGAATTTATGGACATGAAGGACACCATCAACAATCTGAAGGACGAGATAGAACGGCTGAAAAAGCCCACGTCCGGCGGAAAGGCAGGGAAAAAGAATGATGCCTCCGATGAATAATCCCATGATGGCCATGCTCCAGATGGCGCGGAACGGCGGGAATCCCATGCAAATGCTCCAGCAGATGGCTGGACAGAATCCGCAGGCAGCTCAAGCCATGCGGCTTATTCAAGGGAAAAACCCGCAGCAACTACGCCAGATCGCGGAGAACATGGCAAAAGAGCGTGGTGTAGATCTAAACCAGATTGCCCGACAGATGGGTGTAACACTACCCAAATAATCTCATATTATTTCTTTTTCTTAAGAAAAGTGTCCTTAATTGCTTCTTCAAAAGACATGCCCTTATGAACCTTTTTATAAACAGAACCGGGAGATATTCCGAGCATAGAACACCACTCCGTAATGCATCTCGTCTCTCCGTTTAACACGATGAAACGATTTGTCTTTATGTTGTGAACCTGTTCCAATTGAGTAGCCCATCGGCAATTTTCGGGACAATACCCTTTACTTCCGTCTATTCGGTCTATTGTTAATCCCTTTGCTCCTGGATGGGTTTCTTCGCACCAAGCAATAAATTGCTCTGGGGATTTTCTCCATTCCTCGCAAACAGTGACGCCCCTTGCCCCATATTTTTTATATGCCGGTTCTTTGGGATCGTAACATCTCCTGACCATATCATTCCATTTTTTATAGAATGGGTGCTTGCTCAGGCCGTGTGTTTTTCTTCGGTTGTCCCAAGTATGAGCACCTTTTTTCCCTTTTGGAAGGCAACCGCAAGATTTAACAGCTCCACTTGAAAATTGATAAGGAAGACAAAAGACTGTATTCCCGCAATCACATAGACATTTTAACTTTACTCGGCCACCAGCTTCTGGCCTTATATAGCCTATAACAGTTAGTTTATTATTCTTTTTCCCCATAAATTCGTTGACATCGATTCGCAAAATATCACCCTACTACATTATATAGCAAACTATATAATAATTCAAGTGTATTCTCGATATATAACGGGGCGCGCGACCCGATATATAAATCACTAACAAAGGAGAACTATTTATGGACGATTTTGCAACCGGATATATTGCTGGACAGGGAGATAACAACAACAGTAGCAATGGCATGTGGGGTGATGGCGGCTGGATTTTTGGCATCATCATTCTGGCTATGGTCTTTGGCTGGGGCCGCGGCGGCTTCGGTGGTTTCGGCGGTGGCGGTGCCAGCACCGATCCCGGCCTCGAGGGCCTAGCCACCCGTGCCGATGTGAACGAGGCCATTGCGTTCAATGGCGTTGAGCGCGGCATCTCTGCTATCCAGCAGGGCATCTGTGACAGCACCTATGCGCTGAATAACAGCATCACCAGCGGCTTCAACAACACCAATGTGGCACTTCTCCAGGGCTTCAACGGCGTCCAGTCTCAGATGTGCAACATGGCCGCTCAGGCACAGGACTGCTGCTGCCAGACCCAGCGCGCTATCGACGGCGTGAACTACAACATGGCGACCAACACCTGCGCCATCCAGAATACCATCCAGAATAGCACACGAGATATCATTGACAGCCAGAACGCTGGTACTCGTGAAATCCTGAATTTCTTGACTCAGGATAAGATCGCCTCCCTCCAGTCTGAGAATCAGGCGTTGAAGTTCCAGGCCAGCCAGACCGCACAGAACTCTTATCTTGCTGCCATGTCTGACGCTCAGACCTCTGAGCTGATTCGGCGCATCAACCCCATGCCCGTACCCGCTTACCAAGTGCCCGCCCCCTATCCCTATTGCGGGACCTACAGCAGCGGCTACGGCTGTGGCTGCTAAACTTACGAGGTTTCCTCGTAAGTTGATCTTCCGGCTTTGCTGTGACTATTTCGGGGCGGCGGGCTAAATGTCTGCCGCCCCTGATTTTTGGAGGAAAACCATATGCACACTATTGATGAAGTAAAACAAGAACTCATCGAACATCTCTATAGCCTGGACAAAACGAAAATGAGTATTTCAGATCTGCGGACTTATGCCGATACCGTTCAGCTAGCTTGTAATATCGTTAAATCAGATAAAGATGATATGTTTTTGGAAATGTTCAAAACAATCAACTCTGGCGTCGGATTCAATCGGGCCGCTGCAACAAAGGAGGAAGCCTGACCATGAGCTGTAAACCTGTATGTAAACTGTGTGATCGTCTGGTCTTCTCTCAGGCTATCGCTTTTACCGGAGGTAATCTGGAAATCAATCTGCCTGCCGGTGCCTACAACAACGGCGGGAAGTATTGCATTGTGGTAGCTCAGTCCATCCCGGCCACAACTACCATCAATGCACCTGTGTACATTACTATTGGTACGGGGACAGAGCTATATCCCCTTACCAAGCGTAACTGCGCTCAGGTGACTGCCTGCGGCATCCGCACTCGCACCCGCTACTCCGTCTGTGTGGTGACTACCCCCACCGGCGGCTCGTTCCGCATGTTGGGGCAGCCCTGCTGCTCTCCCAGCAACAATCTTGCCAGTATTGACGGCGGTGCTGCACCCGCCCCTACGGCGTAAGGAGGGGTCAAAATGAAACGATCTACTCGGATGATGCTCATGTCCGGCGGACGCAAGGATGACCGCCGTTATGACCGGGAGCCCGAGGACAAATTGCGCGACCGCCGTGGCCGGGAACACTACGACAATGGCCGTTATGCACCGCGCTCTGAGATGATGGAGCCGGAGGATCGGGGCTATCGTCGCTACTCTGATGGGCGCTTTGCCCCACGCAACGATGGTGGCATGTGGGTAGATAGCCGCTACTGGGATGACCGGATGTACGGCCCTCAGTCTCACTACGGCTACCCCTACGTCCCCCCGGTCTATCGGGAGGATGGGAGCGCATACACAGAGCGACGGGAGATGAATCGGCCCATGAACAAAATCGGATTCGCTATCTCTGGCGAAGGTGAAATGAGGACTCCGAGAGAGTTTGACCATGACTACCGCATGGACGAGATGGCATACAGAAAAGGTGGAGAACACATGACAGGTTATGGGTCTGCTTCCGGCTATATCCCTTTCACGAAGGAGATGGCCGATGAATGGTCTAAGCATATGGACAACGAGGATGGCACCCGTGGCGCTCACTGGACGCTGGAGCAGGCCAAACAGGTCATGGCCCAGCGTGGGATTGAGTGCGACCCTGTCCAGTTCTGGGCGGCCCTCAACATGGTCTATAGTGACTACGTTAAGGTAGCCAAGAAACACGGTGTTGGAGATAAGATTGATTTCTACGCCGACATGGCAAAATCGTTCCTCTGTGACAAGGACGCACCGGAGGACAAGCTGGCCCGCTACTACGAGTACATCGTGAGGGGCTAAACAAGGGGCGGGGGCTATTGCCTCCGCCCTCTATTTTTGAACTTTTTCATCGGTTTGCTATTTGCACATATTTACACAGAAAGTTACGCACTAGCTACATACTAGCTACAAAAAATCCTGTAACCATTGCAATTACTAGGTTTCTTTTTCTAATGAATTACAAACACATTAAAAGTCAATCTAATTTTAGAACTAAAAATACTAGAACAACAATAAAAATTCACAACAAAAACAACTTTTTTGAACTTTTTGTTCGTTGTTCTATTTGCACATATTTAAGAAGAAAGTTACAAATACTTAGGAAACCTTCTGGATCTCTTTAGCCAAAAACGAAACATCTACGTGCGTATAGTGCTCGGTAACATCTCCATCGGAATGCCCTAAGATACGCTTTATAGCGACTTCGTCCACCCCGGCCATCCTCATCCGAGACGCGGCGGTATGTCTGCACCAATGAGGGGTGGCGGAAGGAAGTCCTAATTCTTCCATAACTTTAGAGAATAGCGGGCGGTATTTGTATGCGGGGATTGCATTCCCGTCATCATCACAGATAATAGTTTTACCGCCCCTAGACAGCCACTTGGTCAGATATGGCATGATTTTAGGATGCACCGGGACAATGCGATTTTTCCCGGCCTGGGTTTTTAGACCTCCTTGCAAATAATTCGCCTCCGAATGATACGAGAATCTGGTAAGCCCCAAAAACTCGGACACCCGGAATCCAGTATAACATAGCATTAGTACGGTATCAGCCCAAGGGAATCCAGAGGACGCCAGGTTCTCCAATTTACGCATTGTGATATCATCAAAAGCACCCTTTTCGTGCTTTGCTTCAACTCCTGGAAGTTCCACAAAAGCGGAATAGTCTTTATACACGATATCGCGCTCTGTTGCGTGCTTAAAAAGTGCTTTCATAAGCATTTTGTCATTGCTAATACTAGATTTCGATAATCCATTTGCCTCGTCTTGGTCAATAATAGATTGTAGGTCGTCAATCGTAACCTTGCACATATCCTTTTTTTCTAGCACACAGAGGCGCGCCCAAGAAGCCTTATAGCTGGCGATAGAGGCGGCTCCTGCCTTTGCATACTTTTTAGCAGACCACTGATTGTATACGTCTCCCCAGGTAACGGAGAGTGACTTTGCCGGGATATTAGATGCCAAATATTTGTCGAGGGCCTCCTGTGCTTCTTTGGCAGTTCTGTGGTAGGATAAATACTTTTGTTTCCACAGTCCGGGCCGCTCCAAATACGACACCCTGACGGCGTATCGGTTTCTGCGGTTCGGGCCAAGATTTACAATACTTCCAGTTCCGTTCGCTCTTCTCATTGACTTTTCCCCCTATTCTGTTTAAAATAGAAGGGCAGAGCGCCCGCAAAGCAATCTGCCCCCTCTATGGCCGTCCCTGGTGTTCCAGCACCGGGGGCGGTATTTTTATTGCGCTTTTTTCAGCTCCTCAATTTCACGGGAGTGCTTTCTGGCGATAGCCTCTAACGTATCCAGCCGTCCGTCAATGATGTCCATATCGTCCTCGCTTGGCATCCGGCGTAGGATTTCCTCTTGACCTTCGGCCAGCAGATTGAATTTCGTCTGAACTTCTGTATCAAGCAGAGTTTTTACGTCCTGCATGATATCTCTCCTTTGTTGTGCCATAAGCTGCGCTATTCTTTTTTCGGATGCTTCGATTTTAGAATCCATGATTTCTGCGATTGCCTGCAAATCTTTTTCGTCCAGCATACTATATCTACCCTTTCTCTTTACTGCAACGGCATGCCTGCCTTGTCCCGGAAACTGCCTACAGCTATCATAATGATGTCGATAATCCAGCCGACTCCAAGACAACCAGCAGTCAACAACCAGATAATTCCGGTTCCGAGTTTCCCGACATAAAAGCGGTGTATCCCAAGACCGCCAACGAAAATAGACAGGAGCAGAGCGACGGTTTTACTCTTATAGGGGTAATCGCTTCCATTGTTATTGATAATTACCTGAGACGGGTCTTGCCTGAGCGCCTCGATTTGTTTTCCGCACTTAGGGCAAACAACACAGTCAATGTCGATGCGCTCGCCACAATATTTGCAAAACTTTTTGGGCGATTCGGGTGGAGTGGTCTGGCCGACTTCTGGGTTAGTCCCGTTGATAGCTTCATTTTCCATATCCCATTCTCCTCTCTATTTTACCGACCTCTGGCGGTAGGTTCCATAAATACAATTCTGCTGCTAGATTCTCGTTCTGTTTGGCAATTATGGGTTGGTGTACCATATCATAAGCATAGTCCAATAATCCGTTCTTCTCCAACGAAGCAATCTCTTGGCATATAGAAAATAAGCTGCCACAATTTGGTGATAACACATATTGCTTAAATAGAACTAAAGTTCTATAATGATAAACAAGGGGAGCAAAATTCCCGACCAAAATATTGGTAAGGTACAAATTGGGAGGAGGGCGCGAAATGACGCCAAACGAAAAAGGGCTTCCAAACTTTGAAAAGCTAACCAAAGCACTAAATAAGAAAAAATTCCCTTATCGTTCCTTGCGTACTTTGGTGTTAATTTGCGAACCAGCGGTCAATAGCGTCCATAATTGCGAGCAAGAATCGAAGATCTGCGTCAGTTAGATCCCTTCCCTCTGGAACAATCCCAGCAGAAACAAAGGCCGATACAACTTCATCAACAGTCAATTCCCCTTCTTCATCTTCGGATGGAGTAGGGGGATTTTCTTTTTTGTCAAGATCATCAAGGGTATATCCCATTGCATAAACAAGGCTTTTCATCGTTTCAAGTGAGGGGGTTTTTGTAATACCTGATGTTATTTTCGCAAGTGTTCCTTTTGGGACTCCTGATTTTTCGCTTAACTCATCAAGGCTCATCCCTGATGACTTTCTCATTTCATTAAAAACGTCAAGCCACATTTTCCTTACCTCCTGAAAAGACTATATCACAACTGTTAGAAAAGTGCAAGAAAAAGATTTCCGAGTTCGGAAACAGAAATTATAAAAATAGCTTGACAGTTTCCGTATACGGGAATATAATAAAGGCAGAATTTCCGCAGACGGGAATGGAGGTGAGACTATGGCTGCGGTTTATCCTAATTTGGCCGGAGAAATCGCCAAACGTGGTATTAAAAAGTGTGTCCTAGCAAAAGAGGCTGGAATTAGCGACCGGGTTCTTCGCAACAAGATGGCTGGGAAGGGTTCTTTTTCAATCCAAGAAGCCATTGAAATCAAGAACAAATTTTTCCCCGATTACACGGTAGATGATCTTTTCCGCCGAATCGACGATCGGGGGGCATAAGAAAGCCGGGAGTGCTGTCACACTCCCGGCCCGGCCTCAACGACCTACCCGAACACGCTTAGTCACGGTTCGAGTAGTTTTCCCATTCGACACATGTGTGGTAGCAATAATGTGACTACCAGATTGCCGGACAGTAGTGCAAGCCCTGACAGTAATTCTTTTCATTTTCTCACCTCCTTTCGGCACCGCCCATTACCGAATCAGAGGGGGATATGGATTGGATTACTACCGGCATTATTATACCGCATCTGGAATAAAAAGTACATATCTTGTTGCAAGAAATTTTGATCCTACAATATGTAGAATAAAAATGCCCCGCCGGGTGTCGTTACCACCCAGCGAGGCGGCAAACCTAATTGAAGCGACCAATCAGGCTTGCAGGAAGATTGTACCACATCCTCCTTCAAGCCGCAATAAGAAGGAGGAAAAAAGAATGTCCGATTTGACCGTAAGAGAACTAAAGCGTGATGCGGCCCGCGTCAAGCACGAAGTGGACGAGCTGGATCGGGTGGCTCACGGAATGACCTTTGATGAACTGCTCCGGTTGCTGGCCGGGCAGAAGCCAGATAGCACCAATGGAGAAAAAGAAGCCCC